TTATTCCTCCAGTTGTTGAAGACTGCGGCTGCGAATCTCTTGTTGCAGCTTCTCAATCACTTCATTTACGTCCAGGCTGCCCAAGTCTTTGCCACGACGGGTGCGCACGGCAACTTTGCCTGCTTCTACCTCTTTGTCGCCACAGACCAACATGTAAGGGACACGACGTAAAGTGTGCTCGCGGATTTTAAAGCCAATCTTCTCATTTCTCAAGTCTGCTTTTACACGAATACCCGCATTTTGTAGTTTCTGCGTTAATTCGTTGACGTATTCAGACTGTGAATCGGTGATGTTCATGACGACAACCTGAACTGGCGCAAGCCAGGTCGGGAAGAAGCCAGCGAACTCTTCGGTCAGGATACCGATGAAACGTTCCATCGACCCAAGAATTGCGCGGTGAATCATAACCGGCACCTGACGCTCGTTGTTTTCGCCAACATAAGAGGCGCTTAAACGGGACGGCAGAGAGAAGTCCAGCTGTACAGTACCGCACTGCCATGCACGATCGAGGCAGTCATACAGGGTAAATTCAATTTTCGGACCGTAGAATGCGCCCTCACCCAGTTGGTACTCAAACGGGATGTTGTTTTCTTCCAGCGCAACGGCCAGGTCAGCTTCAGCACGGTCCCACATTTCATCGCTACCGATACGTTTTTCGGGGCGAGTGGACAGTTTGACGACGATTTTCTCGAAGCCAAAGGTGCTATACATATCGTAGACCATACGAATGCAAGCGTTAACTTCATCACGGATCTGCTCTTCTGTACAGAAGATATGTGCATCATCCTGAGTGAAGCCACGAACACGCATCAGGCCATGCAGCGCGCCTGACGGCTCATTGCGGTGGCAGCTACCAAACTCGGCCATACGCAACGGCAGATCACGATAGGATTTCAGACCCTGATTGAAGATCTGCACGTGGCCCGGGCAGTTCATGGGCTTAATGCAGTATTCACGGTTCTCAGAGGAGGTCGTGAACATCGCATCTTTGTAGTTATCCCAGTGACCTGTTTTTTCCCACAGCACGCGGTCCATCATGAACGGACCTTTAACTTCCTGATACTGGTATTCTTTCAGTTTTGAGCGAACAAAGACTTCCAGTTCACGGAAGATTGTCCAGCCATCATTGTGCCAGAACACCATACCCGGCGCTTCTTCCTGCATATGATACAGGTCAAGCTGCTTACCGATTTTACGGTGGTCGCGTTTGGCCGCTTCTTCCAGACGTTGCAGGTAGGCACTCAGGGCTTTTTTATCGGCCCACGCAGTACCATAAATACGCTGCAGCATCTTGTTATTGCTGTCGCCACGCCAGTATGCCCCAGCGGTCTTCATCAGTTTGAAGTGATGACAGAAACGCATGTTCGGCACGTGCGGGCCACGGCACATATCGACATATTCTTCATGATGGTACAAGCCAGGCTTGTCATCATGGGCAATGTTTTCATCAAGAATGGAGACTTTATAGGTCTCGCCACGCTTCACGAAGGTTTCACGCGCTTCGTACCAGCTGACTTTCTTCTTAATGACATCGTAGTTTTTCTCAGCGAGCTCGTGCATCCGCTTCTCGAGCGCGTCGACATCTTCCTGGGTTAGCGTACGGTCAAGATCGATATCGTAGTAAAAACCGTTATCAACAACCGGTCCGATCGCCATTTTGGTGTGCGGCCAGAGTTGTTTGATCGCGTGCCCTAACAGGTGCGCACAGGAGTGACGAATGATCTCCAGACCTTCTTCATCCTTCGCGGTGATGATGGAGAGCTTCGCATCATGCTCAATCAGATCGGAAGCATCTACCAGCTCACCGTCAACACGGCCAGCAATAGTGGCTTTCGCCAGACCTGGACCGATGTCCAGCGCAACATCCATGGGGCTTACAGCGTGGTCGTAATGGCGTTGGCTGCCATCAGGAAGAGTAATAACAGGCATGTTATATCCTTATTTGCAGTGGTGACCCACACGTAAGATCACATACAAAGAGAAAATTTATTTGTTTACAGTAAGTTGTGCAACCATCTAACCAACAATCGCTAAATTGGTACACAATCTGGTACACAAATGAAAAACTGACATCCTCAGTCCCTCACCCGGTAAAATGATGGTAACACTAAAAAAGTGGTGATTGCACCACTCTGTTTCACATTGATTCAAATTGTCTTGCAACAATGGATGCGATCGACTAAATGAGAACGGCACAAAGCTTTGCAAACCGATGCATAGTTTTGTGCATCCCGCTTTTGTCTCATTTCATAACACCAGTAGCCCTCCATGATGATCTTCCGGTTAAACCGATGATGACACTGCCGGCGATCAACACTGACGCCAGCAAGCATGAGAAGGAACAGATAAGCCGTACTGTTCAGGAAATGTTTGAAGAGGCTGATATGTGGCTGGTTTCAGATTAAACGCCTTGAATCGTCATATTGCTGAAGTACAATCCACCGTGACTGGCAATCATTCAATACTCGCACTATCGGACGTTCGCCAGTTGGCCGCAGCCATGCTCATGCACATGGTATGGTTGCGGCACTGTTATTTCGCTTTATGACATTGCACGTTGATGGTCCAGAGCAGAATTATCTGGCGGTGTGCTATTCAACAATTTTCTTCAGCGCCTCCACGTCTGCTTTCAGTTGATTGATTTCTTTCTGCTGCGCTTCGTTTTCATCCATCAGAGAAATAATGGTTGCGTGGTGAACAGCGGCCAGTACGCCGGAATCGCCAGCCTGTACAGATAAGGCATCCTTAACAACAGTTCCGTCCCGCAGTTCGATATCACCGGCAGTGACTTTCGCCTCCGGGTATGCCTCATACAGTCCTTCAGCCAGAACACCGATGCCAAAACGTCTGTCAGCATTTTTTGTTTTCAGTCGCCAGGTACATGCGCGGATTATCCGCATCGTTTCGCGTGGATTCTGGATGTCCTCGACTTTCTCCTTAATTTTGACGGTCGAGCCGCCGTTAACCCAGTTTCCGGTAGCGGTGGCGTTTCCGTTGCTGGCATTAAACCGCCACATGTGCGGCGTGGTTCCCGCCTCCGTTGTCCAGGAGAGGGCATACTCGGGGTTCATGTCGTTTGCCCATGCAGACCACGTAAACACCCCAGCATATTTGCCAGGCCAGAACATCTTGAAACTCATGTGCGGATACAGATAGCCTGCACCGAGAACATTCATCTGCTCCTGGTAGAGACCGTAGTTGCGGTTTCCGGCATAGAGGGAGTCAAAGCTCCCCGGCAATGCGTTGACCTTGCCAAACGGGCTGGTTATCTGGCCTCCGGATTTGCCGCCGATAGTGTTAAGGCGGTTATCATTCCCCTCACAGAATGAACCTGCCCCTGTACCGAAGGGACTGGATAACCCTGTCCCGCCCTGCGCTTTTGACACCACGCCGCTGACCAGGTCTGCCTTACCGTCAAGCGCTGTCTTATCTGCCTTACCGTCAAGCGCTGTCTTATCTGCCTTACCGTCAACGCTATTGATGAGTTTCTTTGCTGACGGTCCAGTAGTCTGACTGGTATCCGGTAATTTAATCGTTACATCACCTTCGGCTGTAAAAAACTGCTGCCAGTTCTGCTTGTCGTAGTTCAGACCGAGAAGCGCCTGGGTATTCTGAACGACCATTGCGGCAGTGACCATATTCAGCGCCACGCGGGGAACGGCAGACCAGGCGGCTCCTGTCGCTCGCGGCCCGGTGTAATTACTGACCAGCGTCAGCCGTGTATTGCTGTTAACTTCCAGTACGGGAAGTGTGAAAGGCACACCACCCACGACAACCACAATAAAATCACCTGCAGCTAACTCAGTGGTGAAAGTGGTGTCAGTTCCGGCAACCGAGGCTGAGTTATTGTTAAGGGTTAACGTTCCTGCTGACATGGATATCTCCTGAATTCAGATAATAAAAAACCCACCGGAGCGGGTTATTTTTTGTAGGTTTAATTCGAACAGTTCGAACTGGTGAAATTATTCTTATTCACCCATCGCCAGTTAAATGGATAACCGGCCTGATATTGTGTCTGGTTTACAATTTTACGTATCCCGTAAATGAGCACGTCTGTTCCCTGATTGCCGATCATCGCCGTTGCTGTACATAAGGGTAATTTATTTTCGAGAGTGCCGGAACATGCAGTTAATGATAAAAATGCAAGAACGATTAATATAATTTTCATATTGTTACTCGCTGTAGTTATTCATATTCAAAATATCAATAGCGGACAACAATAGATAATAGATTTAACAGATCATTTAAAATACATTGATCGTTTAAAACGATCGTACAGGCATTCAATATTTTGACACTTCAACTGCAATAACTGTATTACCTGCATTTACAGGGGCCATTGGCTGCGCGCTACCAGATGGAATTGCCTGAGTGGCAGCGGTATAAATTCTGGTGCTGGCCCCGTTATATACAGCTGTAAAAGTAACCGGAACAGGCCAGAGCTGACCGCCCGGTCCACCGCCAGATATTCGCCATACCTGCTGACCTGCAACATCCGGGATAATTGCCCATTTACCCGCTCTGCTCTCGTCAATATAAATGCCTCCATTTGCCCCGATTGTTCCGACAGTTACCACGTCCGTCAGGATTTTCGATTCATGAGTAATAACCAGATTCCCCGTCTGGTCGTCCCAGACAGCCAGCCCATACGGAGGATTTGGCATGGGCTGAGGGAATATAGTGAATAAATAGACTGTCAGGGTAAATGCGGTATTTAGTATCTCATAGGCCCGTACAGCCAGTTGTCCGTTTGATTCAATCCAGACAGCACACGCGGCCTGACGGGATGTCAGAACAAACGGGATAACAGGTTGTGTTGCATCAGGTATATTAACCAGTTGCTCAATATAATGTAGAGCACCATTCGATACTGACGAAAACGTCTGCTTTGAATACAGACAAACAGGTACTGACTGGGGGGTGATAAATGTTTCGCCGCTTTTCAACGATAATAACGCACCATATCTGTTAGCCATTATGCATTTTCCAGAAAAACAAAAACATAGCTCTCATTTGCCTGAGGCTGGTTCAGAGAGTTATCAGTTCCTGCGCCAATTACAATACTATTGCCTGAAACGGCTATTGTTCGGCGCCCCTCTACATACGCTATAGTTTTTGCCAGACCCAGCATATATCCGAGCCTCTTCCCTGCCGGCACGTTGAACGAATATGCACCTGACGTCTGGCCGGCACTCAGCTTTATCGTTCCAATGATTGATATTGGTTTAATACCAAAGTTTGCTGATGATCCGTCCTCATGCCAGCAATCAAAACCAAAATCAGACATTAGGCGCTACTCCGGTAATATGCCCCAACTGTACCAGCAGTCGCCCGCTGGGCCCAGTAAATGACAGGTTGTTATCAGCCTTAGACAGACACCAACCGCCCTGATTTGCAATTTTATAGCCCGTAGACTAGAATGCGCCTGAGATTTTGCCGTTAGTAATCGCAGCATCCGCAATTTTCGCACTGGTGATACTGGCGTTCTGAATAAACGCAGAACTGATAAACACCTGACCATTAACAACAGCAAAGGGTGAATACTGCGTATCACCGCTGCCACTCATCAGGACGAACTGGTTGGCGTTAAATCCGACGCGAGTGACCACCGGCTTACCCGCTTCGGCCAGTACCGCAATTGATATCCCGGCACTGTAAAAAATACCGTTGATGCGCACTCCGGCTTTCAGGGTATGAATAGCCGTCGCACCCGAAGCATCGACAGTAGCAGTCAGTTTGTCCTCGAGAGAGGCTGTCACATCTTTAATCTGCGCCTGTACCTGGGTGGTCATTTCAGCCATCGCTTTATCAACATCAGCAATGGTCGTTTTGACCACCAGAATATCCGCGCGGACTTCACCATACTGCGCCCACTGATGTTCAGCCGTTGCGTGGTTGGCCAGCGCGTTCTGTAATGCGGCTTCGAGGTCGGTATCAATGTCGCTTGTCAGGCGGTCACCGTCTGCAGACGTCAGGAAGTCATCAGCAATATCGCCCAGGTAGTCGTCAGCATTCGCGTTGGATACACCACGAACCCAGTCGGTCCAGTCACTCTGATTACCAATACGGTCGACCAGGCGAGCCCGGTACCAAAATTCAACACCAGCCTTCAAGCCCAGTTGTGTATAGGTGTGTTGCGGATAAGGAACTCCGGCAAGCAGCAGAGGGTTATCCCCATTGCCGTTTACTGAATACTGCAACTCAGTCTGGAGGGTATCACCTGTATCAACCGGGAAGGACCAGTCAACCTGAATACCCCAGTTGATTGCTGTGGTGCGCAGACCGACCGGTTTGGGAACTTCCCCTGTACGCCCAGTGAGATGAGTCAGAACAGAAGATGCCCACAAACTGGAAGCGCCACCAGAATTAATAGCGCGGACTCGCACAAGGTAATCACCGGAGAAAATTCCGGAGACCTCTATATTGCGTAGGCCTGTTTCGGGAATATTGATCCACTCATTATCACCACGTTTCCACTGTGCCTGATACGCGACGATATCAGCCTGAGGTTTCCCGTTTTTATCTACTGGCGCATCCCAACTCGCAACCATAGTGGCGATACGTTGCCCCTGGCGGACCGAATCGTAGCTGCTAATTGCGATGTTCGACGGTTGCCCTACCAGGCCTGTCGGTATCAGACTGATCGGTGGCGTATCCAGTCGGGCATTGTTATCAACGGCATCATATTTCGCCCCGTTGTACTCTGCACCGGTGATACTGTAGGTGTTCTCCTCATCGTTAAATGTCAGATTGGTTACACGGAAATACTGGAGGCGCAACTGACCTGCATCGATAACAAAAATGGCATTAGGTAGTGGCTCAGCGGTAAAGGCAGTTGCCAGTATCAGTTGCTGGCCGTTAACCGCCTGAATGGTTCTGCTCTCAACGGTACCGCCCTGGGTACGAATCATCAGCGTATCGCCGGCCAATGCGCTTGTTCCCCGATCGGTAGTTACAGATTTCAGCCCGGCATCGTAGTCAGTAATTCGCCCACCATAGACACGGCCAGACAGCCGCTCATCGGCAAAGGCGAACACTGTCCCAGGTACATAGGCGAAGCCATCGAGTCCAGTCTGAACAGTGATAATGCGATCCAGCGAGTTGGAGTAGACGGCCCACCCTCCGCGGCGCTGCGCCTCGCTTTCACGTGTACAGCCAATAGCCGTCAATTGCGTCTGCTTAAATTTGAACTGCTTAACCAGCTCGGGAAACATCACTGCCGTTGTGCGATCCTGATAGTGGTTATCTGGGTCACTAAAGTTAATCAGCGCAGAGCTATAGCGGTTCTTTTCACTGCCGCTGGAGTACGTTGGCTTACCGACAACAGAGGCTCGAGTGAGTATCTGAAGTTTTGACGTATCAGCTGGCATATCAGAGACAACATTGAACATGTTGTTGCCCCAGAACGTCATGCCATTAAAACCTGCCGCAATATCCTTGATCACCTGCCAGGCATCAGCCTGAGCCTGGATATAAACGTCAAACATAAAACGAGGCTCGGTACCGCTCCCCCCCTTGCCATCCGGCACTTTCTGATCACAACGCTGGGCAATGCGATACAACTCCCACTTATCAAGCATCGCTGCCGTAACCCTGCGACCGAGACCAAAGCGGGGTTCAGTCAGAATATCGAACCAAATCCATGCGGGATTATTCGTCCATCCCCATTTGAATGTACCGTCCCATGTACCGCTATACGCACGAGCAATCGGATCGTAGTTCTGAGGGATACGGATTACCCTTCCCTTCGGCTTACATGAAATCTTCGGAATATTGCTGAATGACTTAGCATTGAATGACACATACAGCAGCGCCGTGTGCGGATATCGCAGGCGGGCATCGATTACCTCAGTGATTGCCTGCACCTGGGTTTTGTTCTGCAGCATCTGGCTAGTGCTATCAGCGGTATCTCGAACAACGCGAATCTGCCAACCGGTTGTAGCTTTGGGCAAATTGATACGGTGCGTCAGCTCATAGAGAGAGCTGAGTTTCTCCGTGACCGTCTTGGTCATCACGGTACTGTACGCCCCACCATCAACGGCAAGGTCGATATGGTACCGAACGGTCGTCCCGACAATGTCGCCGTCATTCTCCTGCTGCTGCAGCCCGGTAATACCGACGCGCACAAGCAGCGCATCAATCTGCGTGTTGCTGATTGCGCGCGTCCATGGGGTGACTTTCGTCAGCGAAACACCAATGCTGGTTTCATTTTCAACTGCCGGGAATCCGGGGATTGGTGTCTGAACCTGAGTGCCAGAACGGAAGTCCCAGGTAACGTTCTCAAAGTTCATCGTACCATCGGCATTGCCCAGCGGAGTGCCGTCTAAGAAAATACGCGTGGCATCCAGCCCACCAGCAAACTCACCTTCACCCAGCGCCAGCAACATACGACAACGCGCCATAGATTGGGCTGAATCAGGCTGTTCTACGGGCGTGTGCTGCTTCTGGCTGCCACCCTTTGCACCAGTAATCTTTGCCATATTGCATCCATAAAAAAAGCACCCGGAGGGGTGCTAATTGAAGAGTGAGAAACTGTCAGATGTCCTCACTAATTATACCCGCTGAGATAATGGCGCCGCCAATCTCACGTTCGCCATATAGCAGCGCGACCGGGTTGCCCATCGCCAGGGTATTCACTGAGCCGCCAAAGGCGTAGGAGGGTTTGTTATCGGGATCGTCGCGACCCTGCAGGCCTTTGGGTTGGGGGGAAAGCATCTGGAAGACACCTCCCGCCATCATTCCTACACCACCAGCAGCAAGACTCGCCCCAAACGTAGCCAAGGTGCCCGAGCTAAAATAAGAGATTGCGATACCTGCTACTACCATCACGGCTCCGAGTATGGTCTGGAATAGCCCGGCCTTTTTCGCTCCCTCCATTATCGGCGCGATGCGGATATCACTACCGCCGCCCAGTTCCCGGTAATCCTGCACGCCGATATTACGTTTGCCTCGGAACACTGCGAACGTCATGCCGTTTTTCTTGGCGTCATAGAGATATTGTTCCAGCCCATCGAAATTAATGCACAAGGCTTTCACCGCTTCCGCTGACGTTTGTACTGCCAGCTGATGCACGCGGCCGAATCGTGCGCCGAGTGTGCCATACAGACGAATAGTGGTTAGCCGCGCCATGGTTTAATCTCCTCTGACAGGTCTTTGTGGCGGACGCAGATCATCGTCCGGTCTTTGAAGTAGCCGCGGGCATACGGCGTGACGCAGGATGGCTGGCCGTACAGGTGGTGCAACAGCTCGCCCTCCTCGGTGATAACTCCCGCGTGGTTCCACTTACCAGATTCGACCTGCATGATGACCATGCACCCGGGGGCCGGATCGCATTCAACAAATCCCTCTCTCTCCCAATTATCGAAATAGAGGTTGTCCGGATACTGACTTTCCCACCACGGGTAATCAACGCGGAAGTCGGTCAGCTTCACACCTTGAGTAGCATGCCAGTCCATGACCAGCCCCCAGCAGTCGTGAGAGCCCAGAATGAACGGGCGCCCGATAAGCGGGATGGCATCCGGCGTGATTTCGGCATACTCGTCAGCATCCGGGGCGTAGATGCCCCACACCACTCCGGACTGGTTGCATTGCTGGCGATCGAGGTCTGATGGGATAGCCCTGGCGCCGTCGCCAGGATGTGAGTGAATGACGCGGATGATCGTCCCTGCATCCTCGGCATTTGCCCAGTGCTCAGCATCAATACGGAAATGTTCAGTCGGGTTTTCGTGACTGTTTGGCGCCGGCACATAACGCTGACGCCGCCCTGACTGGATGACGAGGCCGCAGCACTCCCGCGGCGATTCCTCCAGCGCTTGCGCCCGGATGGCATTCATAATCGTTTTGTTCATTTTGATGTCCGATTATCGGGAAAAAAGCACCGTTGCTGGAAATCCGCCAAAATCGAGAGTCGCGGTATTAGGCTCTGCCAGCCCGGCACCAAACCGCTTACGGCAGTCACTCAGGCAGCCGCCGCACACATCCAGCGCCGGGTCAGCGACAGGATTACCCTTCGCATCAAAATACGCCGTGCCGTTGTAGGTGCAGCCATCTCCGCTACGGTATTGGCCGCGCAACGCCCACTCACAGAGTGATGTAATTTGCCGGGTTGGGATAACCAAACCCTGCAGGTCAGCGGGGCTACTGAGTGCCCACGTAACCACCTCATCATCCTCTGATGTTTTTGTGTCCAGCCAAAAAGTCTGAAGAGTGAACATCGTCGGATCAGCTGTTACATTCACGCCTCCTGGGAAGTTTGCCGCATCAAGATATACCGCATAGGTATCGATGATGCTCACCTTCGCATTGACCATATCTTTGAACTGTAGGCACAGCGCGGTGATGTGTCCGTCGAGGTTAGACACGCTCAGCTTCGGTTCTGCGGCCTGGTCGGTTGACAGTGCAAGGTCGGATATTTGGAACGGCCAGAAATCGAAGGTTTTACCATCCCAGATGATGGGTTTTGGTCCTAGTTTTGTCTCATCGCCGTTCGCAGCATCAATCTCGGCGGGAGAATGAGGAAATGGTGAATAATGGAAGCGGTGAATACCACCGTTGAACTCTGAGGCGTCGACTTCGACCAGACGGACCCTGCCGCCCGGTGCCAGCATTGCCGCCTGATCGACAAATGCCATTATGCGTACACCCCGTAAGCCCGTTTAATGGTAAAAGTCAGCTCAGCGAACTTACTACTGATCTGGTTTTTTCGCACCGAATCGGCCACTACGCGATAAAGCCCTACCTCCTCGCCAGGCGGCGTGATAATGAAAGCCTTCACGGTATGAGCCAGAAGGAAGTCGCGAACAGTATTCACTTCAGAGTCGGCACCCACATGCTTCATCGGTACCTGAATAGCAGTCGAGTTAATGCCGTTCTCGGCCACCTGCTCATAACCATCGCCAAACTGAGCAGACCGCACCGTCTGGCTGTATTCCACGGCACCAGCACCGAGCTGTGAGTGCCAGATATAGGTTTCAACTGCCATATTTACTCCATAAAAAAACCACCCGGAGGTGGCTACTGTTTGAATATCAGGATGTTGTTAACTGATAACCCTGGTTAATGTGTAGACTCAGCCCGTCAGCGGTGGGACGCTGACGCACTCTGGGAAGGAGGGATGGCTGATTACCTCTGGTTAAGGGAATTTAAAATGGGAAAGTTTTCCATCACATCAATTCGGGATATTGACTGGCAGTCAGACCCATCAAGAACAGGAAACTGCAATGTAACTATTGGCCTCAATACGCCCGCGGGATTCACACAAGTCACATTCGATCCAGGCGATATGGACATCAGAAAATCAACTATCGAAGAGCTTGAAAAGGTGGCTATTGAGAAATTCCACGAGCGGCTAAAGTAGCCGTATCGATATAAGCACTAAATTCGTTAATTCGATTTCTGATAACACTCTCAAAGCAGGAAAGCGCCTCGTTCGTGTCACTGATCTGCTTTTTAAGAGCTGAGACATCTTTCTCCAGCGCTTCAATGCGTTCTTCTAAAGTCATAACGTTCTCCTGCCTCTCGGCTACGGGTGTAAAAAAGCCCCGCGTCAGCGAGGCTTGGGTTTGGGTTTGGTACAAAGAATCAAAAGTCTTTCATGTCATAGGTGAGAGTATTCTTCCAGTTACTGTCACCCCATGGTTGTTCTTTGATGTGGTTCGTTTCCCGCTTAAGGATTTCGCGAGCTTTGTTTATCCCACGGCTGTAATTGGTGCCAATTGAGCAGAAACGCGGAGACAAGCGATGCTCTGCAACTACCAGTAACGGATGTACTTCACGGCATGCCTCATACATCACTGCAGCTGAACGCCACAGATACGCAAGGGAGCATAATTCATCGTCGGTGAACTGCTTGGCGATCGGTGCAGGTAATACTTCCTGCTTGCCGAGAAATTCACCTTCCAGCGCCAATCGGTGCACATATTCGATCACGACCGGCAGTTGTTGTGCTGGCAACTCATCGATATGCCCGACATTGAAGCGCTGATGCACATAGCTATACGCTTCCGGGTACATGATGCCGCGCTTGCCCACCAGCATGTTGATTGCATCGCGTAAAGGCGTGCGCTCGTCGGTGCTGGTTTTGCGTGGGTTAATTGCCTGCCCCTTCGTCCAATAGTCGTGCAGAACGGTGAAGCATTCTTCCTGATACTGGATCAGCTTGTCGCGGATGTCTGCACGAACCTTCTCAGGGTTGATACTGAAAAGCCAGCCGTTGAGTTTTTTTAGTGGGAGAACAAGCATCTCCTGAATACCACCAGCGGAAGGTATATTCATATGAATACACCCAAATTTATTCATGTGACGCGCTAATTTCTGCTGCTGAGTACCCCAACTCATGCCAAGGTTTTCGACGATGGGCTTCATAGCCACATAAGCGATACCAGCAGCCATAGCGGTGAGCACTTGCTGCCCGCCGAACGGAACGTAAGAGGTGTTAACTGCTTCAAGAATTGCTATACTTGTCATGTCGATATTCCTAGCTGGTTTGTTCGATACCGAAGCCCTGGCTGTTACCGCAGTCGGGGCTTTGTTCATTCTGGGCACGCAATCCCATCTTTCGCCACGGACTCTTTGAGTCTGCGCACCACTTCGTTGCTAAACGATCTGTCATCATTTTTTGCCAATTGCTCAAGGGCTTTTTCCAGCCACTCAGGCATGCGCAATGTCTTCACTTTCATATGCGATCCTTTGTATGCGGTACGCACACATAGTGAATGAGTACGTATTGATAGTCAACACGTACCTACATACCATGATAAAAAAACATGGATAACATCATGTCAGAGCGTAGATACAAGCATCCTCAGGTTAACCTTAGGCTTCCCGTCGAGATAAAAGATCGGCTCACCGAACTGGCCGAGGCTAATAACCGATCTCTAAATGCCGAAATGGTGGCGGCACTTTCCGCTTGGACTAAGACACATGAGCATATCCAAGCATTAGATCTAGCAAGCGTTACTGATCGCCTTTTAGCTCTAGAAAAAGAAGTTGCCGCCCTTAAGGACAAAAATGAAACCGACAAATAAAGAAGTTTTTGCACAAATTCATAACCTTCCTTTCATTCAACAAATTGCTAAAGAATTTGAGGGTATTTACCCATTTACTGAGGATTCAATAAAGATCGAGATCTGGGATGAATTTGGGCAGTGCTCTGTGTGGTTGGGGTTTGAAGATCAGTTTGCCATCCGCGATGCATTCGGCAGCTGGCGCGAGGCCAGTGCAGAAGAGTGCATTGATTTCCATGAAGGAAGGTTACCGGGTACGATGAAGCTTGTTAATTAGCTACTGAAGTAAAAGCCCACCTGAGTGGGCTGGTTCTATCATTGCCGATAAATAATTATTGAAGCGATGATCGCAGCAAATACCAAAACCACGGCTCCGGCGATAATCTTCACATTGACACCAACGAGCCTATTTCCCGCCTCTGTCTTTTCAGCAATGCTGATGTCACTGGAAGGTGTAACTTCACTCCCGCAGTGCTTGCATTTCACTGCTTCAGCACTTATTGGTTCTGCGCAGTAAGGGCATTTAACCGAGGTTGCAAATGCCTTAAGCTTGTCGCCAACCAGAGTGATGATGAGTCCAGCAATCGCAACAAACCCGCCAAATATCATATAATTTTGACGTGATGACATAAGCCCAAGATTGTTTACTCTGTAGCCATCACCTACGGCTACTGTCACATCCATAAAAAGCGCTGAAACCGCGAAAATGATACCAATCGCAATGGCTATATAGCCGATAATCTTCACTATCATCCCCTTGATTAGCATGGTTTTGAACATGATAACCAGGGGGGGGTAGAGATGTAACCAAAATTGTAAGGCGCTACTTCTTAGCAAACCGTTGCCCAATAGCTCCATCATCTTTGATAGCCATTCTGATTCCATCGGAAACATAAAACTTAATGCGATCGGCCAGCGCCCTAGCAGCCGTGTCACCATCTCCGCTTGTATTTGTGGTGGCATTGCCTTTGTTATCGACATAAATATCAACGTTAATTTGATGCCCTGAACCACCACCGCCCTGAGCCCTTACGCCAAGTCGTCCAGCAGAGTCTCGAGTTAGCGGCATAATTGCTTCAGCGCCGGCCTCGGCAAACACACCGCCCTTGGCAAACTTCGACGCGCCCTGGAAAGCGAAATACTGAGGAGAGTCGTAGACACCATTCACATATTTACTGAGTCCGGGCGACTCATAGACGCCGCCTTTGGCGTTAAGGTGTGGTGAAGGCACTGCAAAAGACTGCCCGGCAGTAGGGGTTTTTGCGCCACCACTAATCCAACCCATTGCAGCCTGGACGGCATAAGCCACAAGTAGCTGATTAACTACCTGAGCAATCATTTTGAGCATTGAAGTCGCAAACGATTTAAAACTGGCTGTACCGGTAGTAACCAAGTCTGTCAGCATGTCAGATAGGCCACTGAACGTAGAACCAGCCACGTTCTTCACTGCGTCGTAGGTGTTGGTAGCGGCATCCAGATATTCATTCCAGCCACTTACCGCACCTGCTTTCCAATCGCCCCGTAATTTGTCCTCTTCGGCATAATATTTCCTGAGAGCCGCCAGTTCTTTTTTATAACCGGCATCGTCAAGCTTACCGCCACCGTTGAGCCAGCCCTGGCGAAGCTGCGCCTCTTCCATCATGCGCTGCGTTTGCCGACTGCTGAGGCCTGCACTATCACGCAATGCATCGGTTTTTTCCGACATCTGCGTGACGTATTTATTCGCCTGCTGCGCCAGGCCGTTAATCTTCTGCTGGGCCTCAACTTCCTTGTTCTTTTGGTCAACAATCTTGGCAGCATTAAGAATGGCTTCACGGCTCGACAGGAGTGATTTTTCCTGCGCGGTGAGGACTCTGGTTTTGGCGGCTTCGTCCAATTCCGCAAAGCGTGATTGCTGCTTGCTGAGTTCAGTATTTCTGACCTGAGTATCACCAGTTTGACGTAGCGTTTCGAGGGTCTGCGTCAACGTTCTGGACTGCGCCTGATAGTTCTCGATGGTACGATCACCTGCGTCAACTTTAACAGCAGTCGCTTTTGGCGAGTCTTTTTTGTCCCGTTGTTTTTTTGCTTCCTCAACCTCACGCTGGCGCAACGCAATGAGTTGCTGAGCGTTTGCAATTGCCTCTTTATCTCCAGAGAAAGCAATTTTTCTTGACTGCTCTCGAGCCTCTTTAAGCCTTGCCTCTGCTCCTGCAACGCGATCGGTTGATTCCCACGTTTTATTGATCCAGTCAACTGAGTCTGCGACTGCTTTATTGCCATCAATTGTCAGCTGGTTCATCGTTTTTTGCAGGTCAATTCCCTGCTCAATGAATTTCAGCCCATAATCAATACCACCGCCAAGCGCGACGTTCTGCTTGCCGAGATTTGAACCTGTATACTTGTTCTTCTCCTTTATAGCGGCTTCTGACCACGCGTCACCGATCTTAAGAATCTCTCGTCGATGAGCGTCAATGTCAGCATTCAGCGCAGTGAAATTGCCCGTGTTTTTGTATTTTTCAACCTCTTTCCTCGCTTCATCATAGCTATAGCCGACATCAATCAGTTTTTTAATTGATTCGCTGGCTCCATCATTGGTGGTAATGAACATCTTGCTAACTTCATCAATCGCCTTACCTGTTTTGTCAGATATGGCGACCATGTTAAGCGCGAGCCGTTCAGCAGCATCACCACTAGCACCAAGAGAAGAGGTCGTTATTTTTGATGCTTCATCAATCTGCTGCCGCGCCTTGTACACAGCAACAGCCAACCCGCCAAATGCTAGCGCTGACAAACCAAGTGCAGCATTTATTGGATTCAGGAAGGACAAAAACACTTTGAGGGTATTACCAACACCACCAAATGAATCTTTAATCTGCCCACCCTGCTGGAGCAGAATCAGGAACGGAGACTGCCCACCAGCCAGCTGCGTAGCGATGTCGGTGAACTGCGCTGGCAGCGTGCGCAGCGCGGCGCTGTACTGGCCAACGGAAATTCCAGCACGCCGGGCAGCAGCTTCCTGCCGGGATAGCGCCTCTGGCAGTACGTCAGCCACGCCAGTGAGTCGCTCACGCGTCTGGTTAAGGATTGTGTTGAAGTGCTCGAACTGCGCGCCGTTAATGCGCCCTGCTTCGAAGTGTGCCACCAGCTGCGCATGCTGCTCATCCAGCGAGTTGAACGCGCGGATCGTCGGGTCGATGGAGCCCAGCAGGTTCTTCAGCGCGGCGGACTGCTTCTCGGCGGCTTGGGTGGCGGCCAGTTCGGCCTGAGCTTTCGCCGCTGCTTCGCCAGTGTCGGTCAGCTTTAGGCGGGTATCGTCCAGGATTTTGCTATACGCCTGGAACGAATCGGTATCAAGGAACCCCTTCGTCTGGAAGTTACGCAGCGCTGCCTGCTGCTCGTCAAGCCGGTTCAGCGCCTTGTTTACCGGGTCGATGTTTTCCAGCAGCCCTTTCAGCGCGGTCTGCTGTTCCTTAATCCCTGCCGTGCCTTGTTTGGTAGACTCAGCACCGGCACGGAAAACACTGTTCAGGTCATCAGCCTTGCCGACGGCGCCGGCCGCCGCTTCACCGAGTTTATCCAGTTCATTGCTGGCTGTTTTCAGATCGGATACGTCAGCCCGCAAAGTAATCGAGGCGATCTGGTCTGTCATTATTTCGTCTCCTTATGCATTACCTTGAGAGCCTCGCTCTCCATAATTTGAAGGTCAGCCATGCAGGCCGCCGCATCCTCAACCCCATGTAACTCGAACATCCAGGGGAGAACGTTGTAATCAAGGCCGGTCGCCCCACTCGCGCCGACGCGCCATTGGGTCGCCAGCGCGGAGAAGACGGTAAAGGCCCCCCATACAGATGGCAGGATCCCCACTTCCTCCTCCACGTCCTCAGGCGTTAAACCAAAAGCGGCTAACTCCTCGCGAGTCGGGCCCGGTGTATACATCGCTGCGGCGACCTGCCTCAGTTTTTTTCGCGGATGCCCATGAGTTCCTTGGTGTAAGCCAGGCCGATGCTGTCAAACGCGCGAGGGTAGTTCTTCAGCAGGACGATCACGTTATCGCGGGTGAGTTCATCCGGCAGCGCCCAGCCATCGACGATTTCCATCAGGTAATCGGCCTGCGGCTCAATAGCAGCTTTCTTGCTTGCTGCATCCTTTTGCAGTTTCTCGTCCATCGCGCGCAGCTCTTCCAGCGTCTTATGGCGGAAGGTGAATGTAAGCTTGCCGTCTTCAGTACCGGCGCGCGGGATGCTGGCAATTGCGGAGAAGGTTGGGTTTGGGATCAGGGAGAATTGGGTCATTTCGGTTCCTTAGAAAAAAAGAAACCCGCCGGAGCGGGTATTAGTTAATGCCGGGCAGATACATCTGGACTTCGTCAGCAGCACGCTCCCGGACTGAATGCAGGAGTTGTTTGCGCCCACCAATACCCCACTTAGCCATCTGACTTGCACACTGGCTAATTGCTTTGGTTTCAGTGTTGATGATGTGGTCGATTTTGTTCAGGCGCGACATGGCACTAATACCCAGACGCACCACTGTTCTAAATACTTCGTACACTTCAATCTCAAACTCTGGTTTTATCCAGGCGGCATAGCGGATTGCCAGAAGTTCAATGCCCCATGCACCACTTTGATCACCGCCTTTTATAACCTTAAGTGGTTGATTTTGTTCCGAAGCACTTTTTAGTGCTTTGGATTTTAGCGCTTTAACGAAGCGTTTGATCTGCGCGCTACGCAGGAAGACGCTGGGCCTTTGTGACTCAGTAGCCTCTCCGTTAGCTACCGCTGCCGCATGAAGATCGTTAAGACTGTACCGGCCTTCGTCATCAACGCGGACGGAGACCCCATTCACTGAGACGGTTGGGTGATTCATGGTGTGTACCTTTTAAAAAGCGAACCTGTTCACACAGAAAAGCCGCCCCAAGAGGCCCACCGGCACTAACGGCAGTTCTCAGGAACGCTTTCTGAAAGGTTCTTGGTTAGAGAGCGCGTGTGAAGGCGCAGTTTGAAAAGATGGGTAATGCGAATACAGAAAATTCGCCAGCGGTACTCATTGCGAAATAAAGCCCGGCGAACCGGGCCTGATTGGTTAGCTGACAGTAACGGTGCATGCCGCCGACGTTAGGGTCTTGCCTGCGGCGTCAGTGACTTCGCAGGTGTACGAACCGGCATCACCGGAAGCGACCGACGGAATATTGAATGTTGATGCAGTTTTGCCAGGAATGGCTGTGCCGCCCTTCTTCCACACGTAGGTGTAAGGTGCAGAACCGCCCTGCATGACCACAGCCAGGTCCAGCGCGGAACCCACGGTCGCTGACTTCGTGCCAGGCAGGTCGGTCAGGAACGCCAATGGCGTAGCGGAGGCATCAACAATCGGGTAAATCTGCATATCCGATTCGAAGTTCATGCGTGCTTCATTGCTTTCCACAGCGTTAATTTCGGTCTTCGGCACTTTCTGGAAGGACACCTTGGCAGAGTAGTAACGATCTGCTTTCCCGCGCGGGTTGTGGAACCATACCGCCGTGGTATCGCTCGATTCATCAAGCTCAATCAGACGTTTGTAGATAGCCAACTGCGGGTCATGAGCGAAAGTGTAGACCTGCACCACGGCGTTTTTAAACGTCGGGATAGTACGGGCCTTATCATCCTCCAGGAACTGGATGCTGATAGTCTGCTGGTCGCCACCTTCGGTAGATAAGGTCATGACCTGAGGCATGGTGATCCACGAATCGATTTTACGAAGCGTACCCGCACCGGTACCTGCCGGAAATTTCGTGGTATCGGTGGTATCGAACGCTTCCAGCACGATTTTAGTACCGGTGACTGATTTGACGCGCACCACCATGTTGTCGAGCTTCAGCCAGCCAGAGCTGACCTGGACGACATCACCCGCGAGGATGCCAGCCGCAGAGGCAACGGTCAGTTCGCATTCCGTTGCATTGGACGCCGCAGTGAAGACAATCGGCGCAAGATAGGCCTTGGCCACGTTTACACGTGACCCGTTAGGGATTGCGAATGCCATAGCATTCTCCTGAATTTATGTAATAAAAAACCCGCCGAGTGACGGGTCAGTAATCAGCGCGGTATTGCATGCTGATGGGGATGGTATAGGTTATGGAGCCGCTGCTGCCGTTTGGTGCAGATGTCGGACGGTCCTGTATTGGTGAACGAATCTGTGGCGGCCCGTTGATGTAAGTCGTCAGGTCACCATCCACCAGCGGTAGCCCTTCGGGGAAAGCGTCAGCGATGGACTGAGCCAGTCCTCTGGCCTGAGTCACGCCGCTACCCGCCGGAGCGATGATGTTGAGCTGGAGAATGCCCTGATAGGTTCGCATCTGACCCTCCAGATCCTGTCCCACCGTTTGGGCTGGCAAGATATAAACGCGCCCGTATGGCGCATTATCAGGGGGAGTAAACGCGATGTTAGGCCAGGCGATCGGCAATCCGAGCGACTCAGCGATAATCGCCACCCGGCTCTCCAGCAATTCAGCAATTCGCATGGACTGGTCACCGGCCATTGCGCACCTCGTTCATTGCCTCGCGGAAGTATTGGGCTGCATCCAATGCGGTCAACCCTACCATACCGCCGGGCGCCTGGTTTGAATGTCCGTTCTCCAGTGCCTGGGCATATGGCAGGTTGTTAGTGAAGTAAATCGTGCTCACTTGCCCTACTCTGAACACCTCAAGCACCGCCAGACCGCGGGAGTTTGAACCCTGCCCCGAAGCGTCCGGGGTATCGTTCGTCTCTGTTGGCTGGCTATCGAACCCAACATACCAGTTGTTCTTGAACCGACCACCGACATAACCCTCAGGCTTTTTGATGTCCATCGAGTCGTTTACGCGCAAACCGCGCTTTAGTCGTCCCGATTTGGTCAGGTTGGCAGGATCATCGCGAAGGGCAGCATTATGTTCACGCACTGCAGTATTATAAGCAGAGGCCGTTTGGTTCACTTGCCAGGTCTCCGGCTGCCCGACTGGTGACATCTCAACCAATCTACCCAGGATTTTGATACCCGTCCGGCGCACCGCCCCGTCAATCTCCTGCTTTGAGCCATCAACGAACAGCTGAATAGCAGCCAGGAACGGCTGATTAGCAGAACTTGCCATAGTTACGCCCTCAGTTGGATGTTGTAGGAAATCAGCACATCGGCAGGCTTAACCGGATTCGGCTGCACCACGCGCCATTTTTTGCCGTCGATTTCGATACGGTCATCGATACGCACTTCTGTTTCAAACGTGGCCGCCAGCTTCTTATCGCCGGTGGCGATTAGGGAGCCGTCGATTTCTCGGGATGAGTATTCGGTGATAACGCCGGTGACGGTCGCAGTCATCGCCGGGGTGGTGACCTCTTTCCCGAACTGATCGCGGGTAGTGCCGCCGCCGCGGGTCAGCTGATAGGTTCTGCCGTTTTCGGTCAGCAGCCGGGTCGCGGTGTTGCGCATGCGTCGGTAGTCGATTGGCATATCACCCCCTTTCGATGCGGATCTGATTGCCGCCAACCACCAGCCCTCGCAGCAAGGAGTAGAACCAAGGGAATGATGACGCAGCCTTGTTGGTACCCGCCTCGTACTGAACAGTTACCGCACCCTCGACGCGCTCCATCGTCACCGCGCCACCACCGGCAACCGAAGGCATTAAGTCAATCTCCTGCGACTCGATAGCCAGGCGGCACTGCGCGTCAACCAACCGCTGTGGGATAGCATCATCCGGCAGGTCAACACCATCAAAACGAACGCCAGAGCGAGGCCATGATAGCGGCTGTGAAGCAACGCTGCGCTGCCCGCGCCATGACTTGCCCTCCAGATAATCCATCGCCTGCATCAGCATCTGGCCGCACTCACCGTCATCGGCAGGCACGGTGTACCCGCGACCCGTCGCGTACGCACGCAGGTCAATAACGCTGGCGTAGGTGTTGAAGTCAGGCGAATGGGGATCGGCAACCAGCATGGTTATTCCTCCAGACGCCAGTCCAGCGCCAGCCAGTTGTCCACTTCATCAGGATGAACATCTGCGCGCAGCGGGCCGCCAGGGAATTCTGGGGTGTCACGTAACATGACCACCAGCTCAATACCCTGCTGTTCCTGCTGCTGTTCCTGCTGCTGTTCCTGCTGCTGTTCCTGCTGCTGTTCCTGCTGGGCAGGATTTTTATCAGCGGCCTGCTGAGCTGCAAGCTTTTCCGCTTCACGCTGAGCGCGCTGCTCTTTGGTTAATCCGGCCATTGGGCCTCCTGAAAAACAAAGGGGCCGAAGCCCCCTGGGTTAACCCATGATGATGGCGGAATGACGTGGCGCCACAGCAGCCACACCCCATGCCAGACCCACTTCATAACGCACCTGACGGTACTGGCGGTACAGCGCCACCTGGAAGGTGATGCCAGATACCGGGTCGGTCACATTCATGACGTCATCAGCAGTATCGCCACCTTCAGGCATCGCCGGGGTACGGCTGGCCAGCAGGAATGCCCCGCGGTCAAACGCCATGTTCGGTACGAATTCGCTCAACACGGTGACATCAGCCTGATCTGCCAGATCCTGACGGAGGCCCGGCGCGCTAATAGTGATAGTGGAAGACGTAGCCGCCACAACCAGATACTGGTTGTCATCGCCGTCAAACTTCACAGCAGTGCCAACAGCAATGCCACCAGTGCCAGCAGAGATAGCGACGATGATGTCACCTGCTTTTTTCGCACCGTTGACCTTGTATCCAGTAGCGGAGCTTTTCGCGGTGCGCTTAATGCTAAAGGACTCATGGAGGTTGAAGCCCATGATGCGACCGATGACACCTTCACGCAGCAGTTGGTCGGTTCCCGCTTCGTTCGCCTTGAACAGCACTGCTTGCTTACCGCGGATAGAAGCCATCGCTTCGCCGCCCAGCACCATGCGCATGTCGGTAGTAGGTGCGCCGTTGTCGGTCAGGACCTGACGGGCCAGCGCAGCATCGGACAGATCGTCTTTGATGCTGAACGGGGTATCCTTCGGTGCGCCCACTGCTCGGGAGGAGTTGAAGAACAGCGCAGCGAGGTCGGAATCAACTTCGTTAGCCAGCGCGCGGAACGCCTGTTTAAACTGGTCTGCAAGGATGGTGTTATAAGTGCCAGCCGGGCCGAGCGCCAGTTGCTCTTCACCGTTCCATTTGACTGGAGCCATTTTGGATTTGGTGATTTTGACATCTACGCCGGTAATATTCTGATCGCCAGTGTTTGATGCAGCCGGGCCCGGAATAATATCTTCGGTAGTCGCCGGAGGCGCAACCGGCGCACGTACAGTCTGGTCTTTTGCAGCAGCATCCGCTTTCGCGTCACGCGCCACCGCAGGAATAAAACCAGTTTGCTCGCGGGACACTACGTCCAGCGCGGTATAGATGGTCGGGATCAGCCCAGTAAGGGTATTGCCTGCCATTTATGGCTCCTTTCGATTAATCAACGATGCTGACGCTGTCTTTGAGTGCCGCTTGCTTTCCAGCACCATCCAGAGCGTCAAAAGCAGCGCGTTTCATGGTTTTTTGCCCGGCCTGATGCTGCGACTGGTGAGAGCCACCGCCGCTGTTGCCGGACGCTTTGAGGATGTAGTCTTTCTGCGGATGCAACTCGACCAGAGATTCCAGCGCTTCATCGAAGCCAGCCAGTTCACCGGGTTTGGTACGGGAGAACACCTTATTGCCCTGCCCGTCGTAAGCCACGACCTTGCCATCTTCGATTTTGAAGTTCTGCCCGAAGTGGGAGCGCACGAACTCAGCCGGGATCGCCATCTTCTCGGAGATGAATTTCGAACCACCGAAGCGGCCGCCGATCATCTCGTCGTAGAGCTGGGTTTCCAGCTGCTTCGTTTTGCCGTTCGCTTCATCCAGCTGCTGCTGGAACACCTTGGTGATTTCGGCCTTCACCTGGTCAACGGCACCAGCGTCGATCAGTTTCTTCTGGTCGATTTTGGTCATCATTTCCAGGGCTTCGAGGGCCTTGGTCGGGTCGCTGATGCCAGCGAATTTCGCGAGACTTGCTTCCGCCTGATCCTTCGCCTCACGGTGAGTTTTGGCTTCACCGTTCAGAGATGTGATTTTGGTCATCGCTGCGACCGCGTCGAACGGGATTTCTTTACCGTCACCATGGACGAACACAGGCATACCGTTTTCAACGACCACATTGCCGTTAGCATCGAGTTTGAGTTTCATTGTTTTGCTCCAGCCTTCCGGCCATTGGTAATAGGTCATCCGACCCGGTCACCGCGTCGCATCCGCTCAGCGGCAGGCATAAAAAAGGCCACCCGAAGGCAGCCTTGAGTTGAATTTTGTAATGCTCAGAGCTTATTGGTTATTTGCTCTGCGATTTTTGCGTCTTCTTCTGACAGCTCACCAGATAAGGCATAGGCAATCATCGCAATCATGATGAATTTGCGCTCAGCCTCAGTCAGGGTGACAGTTTTGTCTTTCTCGTTTTGCATGGTTAACCCTCAAACGCCGACGCATCCACGCGGCGCAGTTCATCCAGGGTGAGGAACTCCCCGGCATCGTTAAACATCTCCGGTACCGTGATTTTGCCGTCACGCAGCATCATGGCGCGGGTAACGCCCAGCACCTGCTCCTGCCGCACGTATGGCTGCCGCGCAAGCCAGTCGGCATAACTGGTATGCGCTGGTACCTGCCCGTCCATCGAGGCACGTGTAGCGCTGCTCATTTCGTCAGGCGGTATCTGCAACTCCTCCCACGATTTCGTAATGAGGATTTCACCGGACCGACAGCAGAAGTGGATTTTGCCGGGTCCGCGTAGATACGGGACCACATGCCCCAGCGGCTTGCCATCGAGCGTATAGAGTTTGCGGTCGCGGATGATGCACCACTGGCTGGTATGCGTATCCAGGGTTGAGGACCACTGTTTGGCCTTCACGATATCGCTATTTGCCTGGGCGAATTCCTGACGCGCCGTGGCGGCCATGTGATTCACCGCGGTGCGGGTCACCACCGCCAGGTCGCGACGGGATGTGTTGATCACCCCGTCCTCGCGATTTCTCTGCGGCGTACCCGCTACGCGCCGGACAATCTGCTCTACCGTTTCGCCCTGGAGGAAACCGGAGCGTACAGCGTTGGTGATTTTGTCCAGCCGGTCGGCTTCAAGCTTCTGGCCCCACTCCTTCAGCAATCGCCCCTGAAACGGCTGCGCCACTGCTGCGGCATAAACCTGCTCGGGTGCGATGCTTTGAAGCGGAACGTGTTTCAGTATCTGCTCAGGGATGATGCTGCTGAACAGGTCCAGCTGATACCCGGTCTCATATTCAACGTAGCGCGTCAGTTCGCGCGTCAGCGCAGCATTAACCGGTTCATAGGCCTGCTGATTCAGGTCGCGCACGCCAGCCAGCAGCGATGCCAGACGACGGGCGCTATAGGTATCAGCGCGCTTTCCGTCCAGCAGCACCAGCAGTTTTGCGGCCAGGTCAGCATCCATCCTATTCAGCAACGCGACCATGCGCCGGGCGACGCCGGTGCCGTAGCGGTTCACGTACAGCCCGTGCGCTATCGTCTCATCCTGCAGGCGATCATTAACTGAACGGGCCATATCACACCTCGCCAGGCGGTGGTTCTGTCAGTGAAGCCGACTCAGCCAGCAGTTCGCTCAGCACCACATCTGGATCCGCATCGGCATCGATGATGTTCAGCTTCTGCAGAGACTTGATGGCGTCCACGCGACGGATATCACCGCCCTGGCGTAGCGACTGAATGGCCAGTGCAGCAGGAGGATTGAACTCTTTCGACTCGACATCCAGCTCGGTGCGGACATCGACGTTCCCCCCCTCAGATTCCCCGATGTACTCAGCCATAATTTGCAGGATGTTGTCGATCGCATCTTCCAGGCTTGTCGCCATGGTATAGAGCGGTGACTGCTCCTGCATTTTCTCTTCTGAGGTCTGGTCTACCGATTTGGTAGAGGTGTTTTCGGTGCGCAACAGCTTCGCACCCGCCTGTCGCATCTGCTCAACCAGCTCTGCCAGCGACTCTTTGCCGGCACCGATGGAGGAACCTGTGTGCTCGACGTATTCCAGACCCTGCCTTTGCCGATCGGAGAATGAAGTGGCAGAAGATGAGCCAATCACAAGTTCTTGCCCCTCCTCCAGCCCGAACACCGTGAGCAACGGCACTCTGGCGACGTGCAGGATGTTGTCCTGCTCGCTTTGACTCTGCCAGTGCTTGATATTCAGCAGAGCCATGTTGAGAAGCGGTGGTGAACCACACATAAACCCGGTGCGTTTGGTGTAGAGCGTGACCAGAGTGATATCCTGGCGGGATGTCTGCCACCCCTCGAATAGCGCCCAGTTCGCGGCACCGTCAGCATCCTTGGCCTTGCGGTAAATTTCCACCTTTCCAGGTGTCAGGTACCGTATTTGCTCGACCTTGGTCTGCCCGAAGTCGTCGCCGTCTTCGACCACAACCTCTTTGATACGCAGCGCAGTCAGCACCACTTTGCCGTCCACCATTTTAGACTTCCAGCCAATTACCTGTCGGGGATTCAGCATCGTTACGTATGGCCGCGCACCGGTGGCTTTCTCATCAGCCTTAGTCTTCACCTGTTCGGCATCTACCCGCGGATAATCCACCAGCGCATGAGAAAGGCCGTATTGCATTGCAAGGCTGAAGAAGGCCTGCGCCCATACATCGAGACGACTACCTTCCAGATCCACGTCCTTTGCGAACTCACGAAGCCGGTCAGGGACGTTCTCGCCCAACTGAATTGGCTCCGCGAACACCCGCCCAACGTTCTGGTTAATCGTCTCTTCATACGCAGGAAGTAACGTGGCCACCGCCAGGCGCTTTTTGTAATCTTCTTTGCCCTCTTTCGGCCAGCGCGGCAGAAAAGTTTCGCCAAGCTGGCGCATATACAGTGTGCCGCCCATCAGGGCGTCGTTGATATCCCAGGCCTCGACCATGTTCCCATAGTCCAGATTGGGTGTTGAAATATCAGGCATGGGGTTAGAGCCTCAGGCTGGTGACTTTGCCGACTTTCTTCGGCGGTGAATGCAGGACGGCGTATCGCGTGCCGTCCCAGTCGTGATCTTCCTGCTGGGTGTCTACATCATCAGGATTCTTACTGTCTCGAACGAGAACCGGTACGCGGCTTATCCAGCCCCTGCAGTAGTCGAATACGTAGAATGCTGGCTTCTCAGGCATGCCTGATTCCAGCTTCTTACCTTCAATGACGGCCTCAAGCATGTCAGCAAAAAGGGCCGCGCCGTTCACGCGCGATCCCGGTTTCTTGTTGGATGGAACCCACTTAACGCCCTGCGATTCCATCTTCTGAGCAATGGAGAGTTCGTCATCGCCAGTGTTGTAGATTGCCCCGTCAGCCGGGCCGGGTAGAACCTTCCTGCAGATACCGGGCATGATGTTCAGTTGCCCCTGCGTCACCCCGTTGAGTTTTATCTCCTCAGGCTCAGCAAGATCCTCTCCCACCAGACGCTTATCAATCCACGCCACGCCCTTAGCGACGTTGGTGGATGACATATTCAGACCTTTGTTCAGCTCGTCCGGCGGGCAGCCGTACCACTCGCCAATGAGGATCAGCGACCCGGCAGGCGGGCAGAACTGGCGACCATCAGGCAGCTCGGCGGCGGTGCCGTCGGACCGCGCCCACCAGAGGTTGGAGAACGGCTTCGATTCTCCCCAGTCGTGGGAGCGATCAACCGTCCAGCTTTCCGGAATGCGGAACGGCTTAATGACGTGATGCGAGGCATTCCACAGATGGTCAAAGCGACCACCGCTGGTGACATCCCATGAACCCTCTACCCAGGCTTTGCGCCGGTTGGGGTCTTTGATAGCCATCAGCGTCGCGATGTACTGGGGATCGAGATACGGGTTCTCTTTGAACGAGCCGTGAATCGCAACGCGGGTAAGCGTCACGTCCTCTTCTCGTTCGGTCTGCGGGTTAAAGACCTTCTGCGTTTCGCGAATGATGGTGCCGCGTGGTGCTGGCTCAATGAAGCGCTTCTTCACCCAAGTATGGCCAATACCAAACGGGTTAGTGGTGCTGAACGTCTCCAGGGGGATCGGTTTAAGCAGGCTACCATCCGCCAGCGGATAGTTCTCTGGCCGGAACGACGAACGTCGGCAGGAGAACATCATTTCGTAAAACTCTGCAGATTGCTGCTTGGTAAGCTCGTTGAAGCCGATGAACGGGAATTCCTGACCGTGGTAGTCCCAGTAATCGCCCTCTTCTTTCCCGAATCGGAACAGCAGCTCTTCGCCGGTAGGCCACACCCATCGTAGCTCAGATGCTGACGCCAGATAGCGTGCACCGTCGTTAAACAGGCGGTACATACGCTTTGACTGGGTAATGATATCGGTGAGGTTCTTATACTCGGTATCGAAAATGACACCGCGCCAGAACGAACCATAGCCCAGACCAACCAGACGACGAAAGCGCGCCAGCTGCGCGGCAGTTTTACCCGGCCCGCGCGTGCCCTCGTAGAGAATTTCGTTACATGGACAGCTCAGGGAGAGTGATTGCGATCCCGGCAAGGGTTTCCAGACGGCTTTGTAATTCATCCACCAAGAACCTCGCTCTGCTGCTTCTGCGCTGCTGCTTCCCACTCATTCACGTTATCGCAGGATGGGACCGGCATAACGTTATGAGTGGCAACCACTATTTGCTCTACTTTTTGTTTGTTCGTGTAAGCATCGCCAACTTCCTTGGCCGCCTGCTCCATCAGGGCGGCAGTAAGGGCCATGTTTTTCATTCCCTCTGCTTTCGTAGCCATCCTGTCGAGTACACGCAGCCGATATGCCTTATTGGCGATCGGGATATCGGAAATTTCATTCTGGAAGCGTTCGCGAGTTGCGTTGAAAAGTTCGACCCACTTTTTTGCGAGCGTCTTACCGCTGGCCTTCGTAGGGTCGTGAGATTCGGCCTGTTGTCGGGTTATATTGATCCCGAATTCTTTTTGGACAGCCTCGACCACCTGCGATGGCGTGTCATAACACGCAAGCGACTGAATGATGAAGGCTTTCACATCAGGTTTTAATGCAGCCATAAATCACCATTCGTCTTATACAGTCCAGTATTTAAGCCAGTTTCAGCATGCACGTCCCGCATGCTCTGGCGATGTTAAGTTTTGCCACCTCTGCAGGTTGATTGGCTGCGTCCACCAGCTCTTGCACGTCAGTGCTCGCCCCGTATCGACGTACTACACCGACAAACTCTTCGACATCGTGGCCGCGCAATGTGAGAACTGGCTGCCCGGTCTCTTTGTTGAACTTAGGTGCGCCGAAATCATCGGTGGCCTTGGCAATGTGGTAAAGCTCATGCTCTACCAGGGCGCAGAATTCAAGGTCGCTGCATTGCGTACAGTAATCCGCTGCCAGCGTGATGATGAACTTCGGAATGCGCCCGAACCATTCGTACATCTGCTGTTCCATTCTGGCTTTCTGCCATCCACCAGCGCGGAGCATTACCTGTTCGGCCTGTCCGAGAACGTAGCGCCCTTTCTTCGCGAATGAGTCAGAAGCCCACATAAAACACAAATCAGCTTCCATTAAATGGGCGTGGTCTGGGTTATGGATGCTTCCGCTATCGCTGAGGATTTGATGGCTTATCCAGTCATGCACTTCATTGGCGGGGATCAATCTGGTGTAGGGCTGCCAGTTATCAGGGCCAATGAAATTAACTGGTGGAAGTGGCCTGCGCTCGTCTTCGTTCACCATGAGTTAATCCTGTTTTATATACGGCAAAAATGCCGAAAACATTCTGTCGAGCAGATAGCAGTAGGTTTCGTTTGCCGTTCCAGTGTCGATTGTCACACCAACATCATTGCAGCAGTAAAACGTTGCATGAGCGCATTCGTGAACAAGGGTACTAACGCTGTTATCGAAAACACCAATCAGATAAACGTTTTCACCTGTTACATCATCGAAAAAATGGCGGCACGCGCCGTTGAACATGCTTACGTCAGCCAGGGAGACACCAAGCGCTTTTTCTGCCTGCTGCCATTCCTCTTTTGACCGACACAGATACACATTCGCACAGTGAAACAACGGAACGAAAAAGCGCGGTAACTTAGGCCATTTTGTTTTTGCCATTTTTATTACCTCAGGATTTCATTATCGAAGCCCCTCTGTGAAGAGCTTCTGTAATGGCTACGCGTCAAAATGAAGCGATACGCAGATTCAAAATTTGCAGATACGAACTCATTGCACCAGCCTGAGCCTTTAGCAGCCCTTTCTGCGTAGAATCTAACCCAGAAAATACCGGGCTCTGATCAATAAATGCTGATAATTTTGTGTGTTTGTCTTCCAACTCGTTGGCTTCGTCGACTACTCGTTGTTGATGTGGTTGCATCGTATTTCCTCTGAGGTTTTGTTTATTTAAGACACTGCGTGTTGATGTATTCCTGCAGCGTTCTTAATGCTGCCTGGTCGCTGAGGATCCCGGATCGGATACCGAGAACGTTTCGTCCAGCAACTGGAGAGAGTTCGACGGTGGCATCATTGCCCAAGCCGGTGGTGCTGGCGGTTTCTGTTGAGGCTGGCACTGGACACTTTCCTTTGACGAGCACCCGACCACCATTATCAAGCTTACGCTGAAGAGCATCATTTTCAGCTTTAGCATCTGCCAGCTCCTTCGTATATTTGGCATCCAGTGCAGCAACGTCACGCTGCCGGGTTTGCATGTCCTTGATGGTTGACGTGGCTTTATCACGCTGGTCTTTGTAGGTGATGGCGTTGTCGCGATAGTGGTTCACGAAGAACGCCAGCACGCCGATTACCGCCACCACAATCAGTTGCAGCCAGTAACGCTTAACCAGTGCGCTAATCACGACAGGAACAGAGCGCGCTCCGCCTCACGCCGACGGCTCAGGCCATTCAGGACCTTACCACCCGCTTTATTCCAGCGCAGGAACTCATCGGCAGCGCCAGCGTAATCTCCGGCGTTGAGTTTTCGCAGGAGAGTAGATGTCGACAGTGACCGGGCGCCGAGGTTGTACGTGAACGACACCAGGGCGTCGAATTGCCCCTGAGTCAGGCCAACCTTGACCAGGCGGGACACGTCGCTTTCGTAGCTGACCAGTCCGGTCTTCAGCAGACGTTCTGCCGTTTCCTGCTTAATCGTCATCCCGGCGCGGATCGGTTTACCGTCGACAGGCTGAGTCCAGCCATAGCCAATCGTCCATACTCCTACGCTGTCCTGGTAGGCGGTGAGTTTGCAGCCTTCGAACTCTTTGATCAGGGCAATGCCTTTATCACTGGTTTGCATTCTTCATCCCCGTGAGTCGTTCCCAGAAGTACGTCAGTGCTACGGACCCCATCGCCCCGCTGATACCAGAAGTAACCAGGATCATGTAAAGGCTAAGCCCGCTTTCAACGCTGATCAGGCCACCAATGAGACCGGTAAAGCCGGACACTGCAATTTGCGCCAGCGCGTTGATCCAGCTCCAGGTGGCTTTGTTCTGCTTAACGTCAATAAGGTATCGGACAAGCCCGCCCCAGCATGACAGAGCAAGGACAATCAGCCATGACACTCCGGCAATGCTTTCTTTATCTTGCATACGTTTAGCCATATCACCTCCGAAGAAACGGGGTGCTGTGTTTGTAGTGTGGGAGGCCGTCAGACACTGATAGCTACGTGGCATCTTTGATTGATTGTCTGCGGCCTGAATAAAAAATCCCACGCCGTGTGGGCAATATGAGGGTAGTGCGTTGAGCTTTCGCTCTTATGGTCCTGGTAGGTATTTGGTGCAATAAAAAAGCCCCGACATTTCTGCCAGGGCCATTTTCGTTGGGTGGGTTAACCACGCCTCTTTAGCATGAGAACTCTTGCAAACCTCTCAGCTTGCGATGGTTGGAGTACCAGACGATGCGTCGAAGATACCAACTAGGCGGTTTAGTGGTGAGAGCCGCCTCTTTTGCCTCACCACCTCGCTCTTTCGCCTTTGACGTCCGAGCATATACCAAAATATACACTTTAATTTCGCCAAATCAATAGATTTGAGAAATATTTTTCATTCATGCAGCAATAAGAGAAATCTCTTTCTCCATTTCTCGCTTCATGGCGTAGAAAACTTCTGCTTCAAACACATTCTCGCACCAGACAACGCGTCGACGACAAACCTGAATATCTTCCCCCGTCATTCTGCTCATCGCTGCCGCTATGTGTTGCGTGCAGTTTCTCTCGCAGTAGCGTTTAATTGCATAATCGCGGACTGGGCTTTCTCGGTGGAATAACTTCACTATCACTCGTTCTACGAAAGCAGCGTCATCAGATTCTTTGGCGAGAGCGATGATGTTGCTTGCAGATGATTCAGGGATTACCAGTTCGCGAGCTTTCTTGTACAGTTCGTCGCCTCTAAGTGAGCCTCCTTCATCGCTATACAGCCATTTAACCAGGCTTTCGATCTGCTCTCCTTTATCAGGACTCCATTGACTTCGGATCATCAATCTACCAATGACATTGATTGCTCCAACTGGAGAATCATCGCCGCGGTTAATGCGCCCCCATACAGTCATCATGTATTGCACCCATGCTTTTTGCTTCTTGGTGATGGTCTTCTTGGGGTGCTTCCAGACTCGACGGAAGTGAGCGTCGTCGACAAAGTTAACCATTGAGTAAATTGGTGTTAGCTTTCTCATTCTGACGGCCCCTTATTGATGTTTGCACGGTTGATGATTTCACGGCGTAATTCGTTGTTCCGATCGATGCGTTTCTGAAGTTCTGCTGTCTCACTATCAATCCGGGCTATTTCACTTCTTGCGTAAGGGGTCAGCCTGGTAGCGCGTTCAACTGACGAGCGCTGATAGTTGTCGATATCGGTGCGGGTCATGCTGCCTCCCTGGTTTTGACGAGTTGACGCCTCAGGGCGCTGAAATGCTTCCTGATAGCTTCGAGTTCTTCGATGGTGTATCGGTGTGGGGTATTGTTGTTTTCGAGCGCCTCGACGCGCTCAGGCCCGATTTTCTCGATAAGTCCAAGGCGGTACTGCTGCTGATTGCCAGACAACTGAACGTTACAGTGGTGACATTGTTTACTAATATTGTCTTCGTGATAGCGCAGGTGTGATGCCTTACCGCGTGACCGGTAGTGACCTGCTTCCCACTGGACGGTGTCGAACGTTCCGCAGCTGATGCATGGCAAATCATGGTCACGCTCACGGATGTAGTCATTAACGACTCGCTGAGTTACATCTTCCCAATGCCTGAGAGGTTTGACGGCTTCTTTGCGTTTACGCCATGCAACGCGATCCGCTTTCTGTTTGTCGGCGAGTTGTTTTTCTCGCTTCTTCTCCAAAACCTGTAGAGCATGCTGAGCGCCATGCTCAGGGCAACACCACCAGACGTTGTCGTAGGTAGCGGTGAATTTGGTCTTGCAGATTTTGCAGCTGCGGCGGGTTGGTTTACGCATGGGAGCCTCCGAAGCGGGAAGCCCATTCCATAGCCAGGCGAGATTCATCGCCCCAACGGACGTTACGCTCTGCGCCAAAGGCGTGGATCAGTTCGATAAGGTCGCGCATCTGGCCGACTGTCATCTTGCTGGTTGACTGTCCCAACACTACGAAGCCATCACCAGCCAGGTTAGGCACAACTTCCTGCTTAACCAGCGCGGCGGTGAAGATGTGCTTCCACGATTCGGATGAGAGCTTGCGTCCATGCCATTCAACCTGGCTGCTGACGTCGCCCAAAATTGCCCAAAGCTTGGAGTTCTGGTCAATGGAGCGGGTCATCTCTTTTATCTCGATGACGACCGGACGCTTCTCATCAAGATGCAACTGGTTAATCGCATTGATGGCATTGGCGCGAATGTTGGTATTTCGAAGGAGGAATTGTTGCTTCATACGCCACCTCCGAGAGGTAACGCAGAATGCAGAAAACCCTCAGCATTAGATAACGCTGACGGCATAAGGTAGGTCGTGCTCTTTGTGTTTCGCATCTAATTTCCCAATCAGATGCAGAGGTCACAACCGGGTGCTCAATCCGACTGCGACCTAATTATAACACTAATTTTGAGGGTGAGTAATGTTGCTTGACGTTGCGCCAGTATTAAATATTCACCTTGATAGCGAACACTTTAACCGGCTCCGGCCCGAAGTGAGGGTGAGTTATCACCTTCACTTCATATCCAGAATATGGGACATCGATACGCCTACTCATATCATCACGCTTTGGATATCCGCGGGTGATAATAAGGCGATCAAATCGTCGCGGTAGCTTTTGGTTGTGACCATGCGATAGCCTGCGACACCAGTATTTATTAACCAGTCGATACTCTTCCGTCTTCTCGCCTGACTTCATCTGGTCGAAGTATTCACCGTTAACTGCCAGTTGAAGGTTAGCCATGTTGAACCGCCGAAGTAATCGTATTGAACGGGCAAGCAACGCCGATTGGGTGTCGACCGTTACAGATAAAGCAACGGATAGTGTTTAGAGGCTCATAGGTACTCACCACCTGATCGCGTTCTTCCTGTTCGCTTAGTGCGTCACGGAATGCCACCGCAACAACCTTGCCACCGAATGCCTCCATGTGAGCATGTACAGGAGGCTCTTTACCGTCTTCAAACTCAATGACGAAGGTTAACTTTCCCATCACTTATCCCCTTCTGACAGTTTTTGCATAGCACTGGCGTAACGCTGCATTCCATGCTCAAGTGCTAACTTCACCTCCTGCTGCGGTGCTGCCGCCAGTAACGCTGCCCATATATCACTCATGCTTCGAGTTTCGTGATACGCCTCCCATGCTGCGTCATCCATTGCACAGGTAATCTCCTTCGGAACCAGTACGTAACCATCTGGAGTTACCGGAGAGTTGCCAGCCACAGCTTCCTGATATCGCTCCAACTCGACGTATTCCTGCACCGTCCATCCGCCTTTAGCAAAGCTGGATGCCTCGCCAGCGTCAAAGGTGAATGTTGTCTCGCTGCCAGTTGGCGATGTTATGCCGTACAGGTCTGCTACTGGCTTAATCTGCGTTACTGGCATGGTACATTCATTGATGAGGGTACCATCCTTACCCTTTTCGTTGGTGTCACCAGAAAGACCTACCATGTCGAGGTGTTTCTCGGTATGGTTGCCAGCCTGAAGCGTTGCGGCGCGGCACTGATTCCATCCGTTGGCATAATTTACGGAGTAGTGGATGCCATTTTTCACATACTTAAACCCTCTCCCATCTTTCAGTTTCTGGATTTCATCAGGCACTACCGGCGCTGGCGGAGCGTTATGGAACGGATAAAGTGGGATGCTATGACTTCCTGTTTCGTGGTCGTGTATGGACTCGATCTCTCCGGTTGGGGTTGGCTCCGGTCCTGTCCACCATGCCACAGGCTCAACACCAAACGCAGCAATAGCCCCATCAATCACCTTCACAGCATCAGCCATTGCGTAGCCGAGATTGCCGCCGTCGCTTTGTGCTGCTGCTTTGCTGAGTATTTCGCGTATCTGGTGCAGGCGATCGAGTGATACAGGACCGTTCGCCGGGTGGTTAGTTGTCATGGGTTAGTCCTCCCTGTACGGATTTAATTTGTTGTGCAGTTTGTTAAATGGCCCCCATACGATGGAGCTATACCACTCAGCTATTTTTTCTGCCTGCTCTCCTGCTAGCCAGATGAGGACTATCGGTAATATTGGAATCATTAAAATAAGAAAGAGAAGGAAAAATAGAGCCTCTTTAACCAGGCTTTGGCGCGGGTAATTCTTCCGGAATATTTTTGTCATCTCACTCCCCATTCACGCCAATGCCAGCGGCGCGTGGAACATTAACTTCCACGATGCGCACCGTCGGTTTGTACATCTCAATCGCTGTTAGCCAGTCAGCGCCAGTCATGCGCTTTTCTGCATCGCCGTTAGTCCACTGAACCGGCACACCAATAGCTTTCATCGCTATTTCTATTTCCCCAGCAATAGCGCTTTTCCCGCAACCAGTAAAACCAGATACAACGACAAGAACTTCGCCTTTGGCTGGTTTTATTTCCCGCGCATCCAGTTCTGCTATGCGACGACTTCCATCAGCAATAACGCCTTCGTAATACTCACGTTGTTCTGCTATGCGCTTCTCTGCGGCTTCCAGCTCATCAAGCAGCGCCAGCACGGTGGCTGGGTTGGCGACGGAGATGAATTCAGCGTTGCGCTTGGCAGTTTCATCCCAGGCCATGTGGTATTCATCGTCCCACTCCTCGTGAATGCACGCAGCGGTCGAGTTGGTCATGTCGAGCAATGATTCGTTGCCGACATAAACCGCGTATGAGTGGTACCCAGACACCCTGTCTTCTCCCTCACCGTATTCGCCGTCAGTTTCGACAACATCAGACCACCATTCTCCCTGGGTGGCTTTCTCCGCCGCTTCACGCAGCGCCTGTTTGTTGAGTGCTGTCATTGGGCTGCCTCCTGGCGTAACTGGGCGGCGAACTCGTTGAGCGATATGTAGCAATCTCCGAATGTTAACGAACCGCTCGACTGCATATGCTCCATTGCCATCTCCACACCCTGCGCCCGCACTTCAGCCAGAATAGCGTCGGTGGCTGGGGTTTTGATTTCCTCGAACGCCGATATTGCCGCATCGAGAGCCGCTTGCTGATAGGGAATTGACTGCTCGTCATGGAATCCACCGCCAGAGGTTTCCAGACCTTTGTACATGCTGTATAGCTTGTCACCAAACGACTTCAGCGCCGCATTCTCCGCCGCCAGCTCCCTGCACTTGCTCTCGGCGTTAGCGAGCTGTACTGCCATGTCTGTGACTTCGGCTTCAAGTTTTTCAGCATATTCAATCAGGAGATCGATTCTTTCCGGCGTTACGGTTTTAACGTATTTGCAAATCGATGACGCATAATTATCATCCTGGAGTGTGCCAGCCAGGCCATTACAAAATTTGCGGTTCCCTTTTGTCGCCTTGATATCGGCGATGATTTTTTTAACATCTGGTTTCATGCTGATGCTCTCCCGTAAAACGCCAGTACACGCTGCATAGCCGGACTTGTGCGGCAAACTGATGTGACCATGTTTTTGCTCATGTTCGATTTGAGCTGCTTGATGTTCAACTCCCCGCCGGGTTGCAGCGAATAGACCGGGCGGTGCGGCTCGCCAGTGCGGATGTTTTAACTTTCACCATTTCCTCCGGGCATAAAAAAGGCCGACTATCACGGCCACGCTTGCAGATAGCTCTGCTATGTAGGCTTCAGTCATGCTCGCTTAACTCCGAATGCCTTAACCAGTGCCGACTCCATGCGACCTACACAGGCGCTGATACGGGCTATCTCTGTCTCTGGGAACATGCTGGATGCCATCTGCTCCAGTGCGCCTTTAAGTGGCTTGCTCTCAACCTTTTCGATACGTGCCAGAGCAAATGCCTTGAGCGACTGCTTGATGCTGCGACCGTCTACGCGAGCACAGGCCCGGCATAGTTCGGCGTGGAGTATTGTTTCAGGGAATTCGGGATACTCAGCTTCGATAATTTCTCTAGTGTTACGTGCTTCTTTCATGTTCGTCACCTTACGTTGTTGCTTGCCCATACCTCGTCATATTCCGACTGCGGCATATTGGCGATGTAGCTAAATGGAGATGCTGTTTCGGTTGGTAAAAACTGGTGTGATGCAGGGTCGAGATACAGCGGGATCCCACCTTCCCATCCCTCGCCATTACGCTGCTTTTCAAGCATCAAAACTGAAGCAGGTGCAGCTAACGCTTTACGTTCCTTATCGTCCAGTTCCTCACCCTGCTGCTCTTTCTGAATGGCCTTCTCACGAACCTTGTTTCGCCAGATGATGAACAGGTTATCAGTGAGGTCGGTGATCGAGCCTGACCCCTTAACGTCCATCTTGCCGGTAGGCTTCTCCTCGCTGTCTCCCTTGCGGCTATGAGTGACGAGCAGGACGTGAGTATTGGTTTTGTTCTTGAAGTCACAGAGCGCGTCTACGAAGGCTTTCTGGCCGTTGTAGTCGTCATCCCCTATTCCGCATTTCATCAGGCTGTCGATAATGAACAGCTCGATGCCGTAGCGCTTCCATGCGTAGGTGAAGATTTCGATCAGCCGATCAGCCTTTGCGGTTCCCGTCAGGCCAAATAGCCATAGCCGGTCGTCGTAAAATTTGAAGGCAGATTCAATTTCTAGTTGCGGTGGAAGTTTCAGGCAAGTTGACTGCCGGGTCAGACGTTTCAGCAGGATGCCGGGCTTAATCTCCAGTGAAGCGACGCAGGTCTTTACCCCCTGTCGCATGGCTTCCAGCGCCATATGCCCAACCACTTCGGTCTTGCCGTGTCCGTTGACACCATTGACCAGCGTCAGCTCGGCCTGGCGGAACACGAAGTTATGGTTCAGGCATTCCCACGGGCTGTAGAACAGGCTTTGTTCTTTGCCGTAGAAGGCGTTGATGGTGTCCTGATAAAACTCCCTGGCACTGTAAAGCTCCTCCGGGTCGAAAAATGATGCCCGTTCAAGATATCCCACGATGTCATCGGAAGAGATGCCAGCCATCAGGCATTCGTTGATGTCTTTGTGGGGCAGTTTTACCAGCCGGCAGCGGTGTTCACCGAGACGAGTTGCAATCTCTCTGGCGGCAGCCTGTCCTACTTCGTCGCTGTCCATGCTGATCCAGATTTCGTCGAACCGGTCGAGGTTGTGATACTCGAACTCTATCCACTGCTGTTTTGCACCCTTCCCCCCACCGAACGGAACGGACAACGCTGGGAACCCGTACTGGTGGTAACTCATGCAGTCGATTTCACCTTCGCAGAGGATAACGATCCGCATGTTGTTCGGGATGGCCTGCCAGCCATACAGACACGGCTCACAATCACCCTCTGCCATGATGACTTTCTTCCCGTCTGGTCTCTCAGTGCTGATGCGCTTAACCTGCAACAGCTCTCCGTCACGTTTGTAAGGGAATGCCAGTGCTTCCAGTTCACGCTCTCCATTCCAGACTTTAGCCGAGGCAACCTCGTACAGCTTCGCCGTCTCTGCGGAGATGCCGCGAGTGGCAAGATATTCGATGTGCTTTTCGGTTTTGGTGAGGTAACGGGATATCTTCTTGCGATCTGGTCGGGAGAATTTCTTTTGCTGTTTTGCTGAGAAGTGGTGATCGTCGTCCTTGATGCCCAAAAACTCTTTGGCTTCTGTCATCGCCTGGTGCAACCCGCAATCCCTGACGGCTACCCAGAGGTCCAGCAGATCGCCAGCGGTTCCCTCTGCAAAGTCAGACCATACTTTCTTCCCTGCCAGATTAACCTTGAGACTCTTCCCTGACTCCCCGTTGATACTGCCGGCCACCCACTCGTGGCTCTCTCGCTTACCGTTCGGAAGCAGATATTTCGCTACCCTTTCGACCTGATTCCATAGCAGGTCACTCAATTCACTTGGCGTCATCATGATGCCCTCAAATCAAACTTGTTGAACCAGTACCGGACAAACCCATCACTCAGTAAGCCGTGGTTATAACCGGCGATCAGCAATGCCTTGAGTCGTGATTTCATCGTCACCTCAGTAGTAAACGTATCCGCTCTTACTGACGGTCACGGTCGGCTTATGTCCGGAGGAATCAGGATCAGCTGATGGCTTCTCGTCCTCCCACCGCTTGCCGTTCAGGTAAGTGGTCGGGTGAAGCTTGTCGAATCCGAACTGTTTGCCGATCCGGGAAGCGATATCACCTGCAAGGAACATTGCGAACTGCTCAGGGGTGCCCCCGTTAGCGCGACGCCACTCCTGGTACTGAGTCCTGAATGCTGACTTGGATTTTTTCTTTTCCAGTTTACGCATTCCTGCAAGCCAGAAAATCGACTCGAATGCTTCGTCAGTGGACTGGTGTTTGTTTGTAGGCTGAAGTGATTTTTCGTCCTCCGCTCGAACTTGTTCGGGCAGAGTGTTTTTACTTTCTTTCTTTTCTTTTGTAATAGTTTCTTTTGTGTGTACCTGTTTTGGTGACAGGGCTGTCACCGTTTTGGTGACATTTTTTGTCACCAATGTAGTGACATTATCACCAGAGTAGTGACACCCTTCGATTTCCCATTCTGTGATGTTCTTGTTTGGCCCGATTTGACTGCCTTCACGAATGATTACCTTCATTGCAATAAGCTCATTCTTGGCCTTGTTGACCTTCTGTCTTGGCAGCCTGGTAAGTTGAGCTAACTGGCTGTCAGATATGCGATCCAGTTTCTTACCAAAGCCGTATGTTTTACGGCAAATGGCATGAGCCACCTTGCTCTGATTCTTCGTTAAATCTGCGCCGATAAGCTCGTCATACAGGGCATTTGCAAGACGGGTGTATCCATCTTCAAGATCTGCCACGCGACGCTCCACGACCGCCAGAGACGGTCTTATTGGTGTTACTGTTGCAGGGCTACTCATGACCGTTCTCCTTCCGCTTTAGTTCTTCGATGATGGCTCTCAGCTTTGTACCGACAGCCGGGTTACAGGATTTGATGAACCGGTCACGAGCAATATTTTTATGTACTGACGCCTGGTAAAAACGAGTTTTCTTAGGCATAATTACTCCTGTGAATTGATCCAGTTATTCGTCTCAGAATTGCATGGTGATTTGATCTGAATCCTCGGTTGCCGCCGGGGATTTTTTCTTTGTGAGCACCGCAGCTACTTCTCTTGCCAACCGCGCCATATCGTCATCAACAACACCCCATTCCAGAACTGCCAATAGCATTGCCATCTTCGGCAGCCATGTTTCTTTCCAGCGGGTTATCTGTGCTTTATCGACGCCGATCTCTTTAGCTACGTTGTTGCCACCTTTCATGGCGATACGGTTAAGCAACCAGGATTCAATGCGACGGGCATTGACCTTGTTGCGGTTAATTGAGTTTTCCATCTGTGATAATTCCTTTGGTGTGAAATAGTTAATTGATAAATGTTTGTTCTTTTTATCGTGCACCATTGACAGTCATCCATGACCACGCCGGGCACCCGACCATATACCGGGCCGTTCGGTAATATTTTTAAAGAGATTTTTTAGGCAGTAAAAATGCCTGGATACAGCACTTCCTTTGACAGACCGGTCGCTTCTTCGTATTTGCGCATCTTGGTAACCGGGAGGCTTCCGCCTCGCTTTTTAAGCATGTTGATGGCCTGAGGAGTAACCCCTACCTTTTCGGCTAGGATTTTCTGAGAACCACCAACAGCACTGATAGCCATGTCAAGAGGAGTAACAGTCTTCGGTTTGTTGATCATGTCTTACTCCAGTTAACGTTAATCAACACCATGTTAATTCATGACGTGGATTAAATCAACATCATGATGATGGAAAAAATACACATCATGTTTACCATGGAGGGAAGCGGAGGTTTTATGAGTGGAATTGCAGAAAGAATCCGGCATTTACTTGCCAGAGAAAATATGAAGCAGAAGGATTTAGCTGAACAGCTTTCTACGAGTGCGCAGACTGTTAATAACTGGATTAAGCGTGACTCCATAAGCCGTGAGGCTGCTCAGCAAATTTCAGAGAAGTATGGGTATTCTTTAGACTGGCTTTTAAATGGCAAGGGATCACCAAAGATAACTGATGATGCTGGAATCCCTCCTGAATCAGAATGGGGAACCGTAGACGCATGGGACAAGAACACGCCACTACCAGATGATGAGGTTGAAGTGCCGTTCCTTAAGGACATTGAATTTGCATGTGGTGATGGGCGCGTACATAGCGAAGATCATAACGGTTTTAAGCTGAGGTTCTCAAAGGCAACATTGCGTCGCGTTGGGGCAAATAGCGATGGTTCTGGCGTTCTTTGTTTCCCGGCAACCGGTGACAGCATGGAACCAGTAATACCTGATGGGACAACCGTTGCGGTAGACACGAATAATAAGCGCATAGTCGATGGTAAACTTTATGCTATCGCTCAGCCAGGTGGCGGAGACGATAAGTTGAAGCGCATAAAACAGCTATATCGCAATCCTGGTGGAATGCTGACTATACGCAGCTTTAACCGGGAAGATGAGACAGCGAACGAAGCTGATGTAGAAATCATTGGTCGCGTATTCTGGTACTCTGTATTGCTATAGATAGTAAGTGACCCGGCCACCGCGCCGGGTTTTCTTTGCCTTCCGATCCCGCTAGCCCGCCACCTGCCCGACACTATAACCAATTGATTATTATAGTAACGCGGTATTGGCGCGACCATTTCCCCGCCAGATGGGCACCACCAAAATCCCTATTTACTCCTGCACTTTTTCGCCGCTCCTGCACTACTGCCCTTTCCTCACGAACTCCGCAGCATCCCTCAGTAATCCCTTGTGAATAACATTACCCACCGACCCCCTCTTGGCTTCCAGGCTATCCACAATCGCATCCCGACTAATAACCACCCCGCCAATAATCAACCCAGCAACCGCCCCGCCAATCTCGCCAGCGATGAAAGCTGCTCGATCTTCCAATAGCTCATCCCGGCCCATATCCATTCCTAAACCCATAGCAATGCCCTCTTTGATGTTTTTCTGAGCATAACACCAACAAAGCACAAAAATAAATAAACATACAAATCAACAGGAAGGAATAAAATCAACATAATTAATCCACACCGTGTTGACTATCAAATCCACATGATGTTTAATTACCCCATCGAAACGAAACATCGACAGCTGAGCGAAGTTAGCCAGCGGTGGACAGCAAGTCGCCTGCTTCTTTAACAAATCAGACTGAGTGACAGGCAAGCCGTAGCGCTCCTGGCAAAAAGAAATGGCACCCGATTGGATCGAGGTAAGCACTGAGTCCGTATGCGTACGGTAGGTGTAGAGGACCACGCTGCGATGAGCTGATAAGTCACTCAATTTGAAACGCCCCGATGATGGGGCGCTGATTCAACTTAGAGGAGTGATTCCAATGAAGCACTAAAGCGGATAGACCGCAGCAATTGACTTAGCAACATAGTAGCCCTGGAGGGCGAGTCAGGCCGGGTGAGTTGGCAATGGAAAACGAACCACATGCAGAACAACGCATGTACCAGAGAAGGCAGTAAACAGGCAGGTGCTTCTCTCGCATGCCTCAGTGCAAATAGACCGGATGTGTTTTCATCAAGTCAGGCAATGCCGCAGTAATGATGCGGCCCCGAGTCTCCATGAGAGAGCCTGTGTAGTGATGGGTCAAGGTTCTTATATCAAAACAAACTCCGGTAAAGCAGCGCGAACGCCAGACGCGCACCGGTTATGAGCGGCGATAAGCGACAGAGACTCAAGGGCATGAGCGCGGCCACTGCGAGAGTGTGGCGAAGTATCACAGGAATGTTTTGGGGTGTGGTGAAGCTCAACGGCGAGCTAGGGAATAGGCTTGCGGCAAAAATTCGCGAGAAGTAACCACAAGGCACGCGTAACCCAATCGGCAGCGCACCGATGGAAGCTGGTTCGACTCCAGCCACCACACCACCAAAGCTAACTGACAGGAGATCCACAATGGATGCACGAGCACGCCGCCGCGAACGTCGCGCAGAAAAACAGGCCGAATGGAAAGCTGCAAATCCCCTGTTAGTTGGGGTTAGCGGCAAGCCAGATAACCGCCCTGTTCTGTCGCTGACTCGAAATCCTAAATCACGCGTAGAAAGCGCTCTGAACCCGATTGATTTAACGGTGCTGGCTGAGTATCGGGAAGAGATGGAAAAACGCGCTGAAGCTGTTGAGCGCAAGAATCATCGCACCTGGTACAAAGATGCGAACCCGTTCGGAAACAAAATCCATGCGGTGCAGAAATCCCGCGGCAAATCGACGCCGCTGATTTAATCGGTTACGGCGCGTTAATTAACTTATGAGGTGAGGCAATGGGAAAGGTTCTGGCTCCAAGTTATAAGGTCTGCTACCGCACAGCAGATCAGGTATCGCGGGTAAAAAATGAGTTGGCTGGCAGCTTTATGTATTTTGCTAAAGCTCAGGATGCGATGGATACCGGTCTGTTCTGCCAGAAAATACTCATTCCGGTTTGGGAGCTTTCTATTGAAGAGCGCTCGGACTTTCTCGGTAAGCGTTACGAGATGGTAAGCAAAGATAGCTTATCTCCATCAGATTATTCACAGGTCGCTTAGGCGGCCTTTTTAACAGGTAACTGCGAGATAAGTGAGGTGAGATGTGAATCAAACGTATATGCCACGTTGCCTTAGAAACTTGCCGAAGAAAAAGGTCACACCTCGTAAGCAAGCCATCAGAGAAGCAAAGTCGGATGTTATTAATAAGGCGATTTCAATGCTCAGAGATGAGTTAAGAAGTGGAAAGCTGGATGGAATGATGATGCCGTACCAGAGGGGTTATTTGTCGGCGATAAGTCATCTTGAACAGTTGCGAGATGAGGTTTGAACGTTCCGGAATTTCCGGATAGTTGGGTCGCATAACGCGGCCTTTTCTTTTGGTTACGGCACGTTAATTAACTTTATTGAGGGTGAATTCATGGACAAGAAACAATTTAAGGCAATGAGCAGCGAGTACCGCAAGCGCGCAGGCCGCTATGTTCGCAATGGTTGGAGAGGCCTTTTCTCCGACCTTCAGTCTGAATTCCCTTTGATGGTTAAGTGCCAGCCAAGCGATAGACCCGTTTCCATTCGCGTCTGGCTGAAACTGGATTCAATGCGTAGCAGTTTAGGTAATCGATAGGTCGCATAACGCGGCCTTTTCTTTTGGTTACGGCACGTTAATTAACTTATGAGGTGAGGCAATGGCAATTAGCGGAACAGTGAAAATTAAAAACATCACCGGCTTATCGCCTTGGGGTGATGGATGGAATCGCCACATGGAGGTTGAGGTGGAGGATATGGAAATCGCTGAGGCATTCAAGGCGGGTGAGATTGTTAGCGAGTACCAAGTGGACGACCTGCTGGAAGCCATCGGCGAGGCGGATGTGGCGACATGGCTTTCAGAGCAAGGTTACGAGATTTCAAATGAATAAGGTCGTTAAGGCGGCCTTTTAGCGGGTAACTACAGAGGGTAAGAGGATGGAGACAAGTAGCGGACAAGAGATTTTAAATGGCTTCAATGTTCGGGATATCTCTGCTGATTATAACGAGCCAAGGTTTGATGTTTTGTTTGTCCCCTATGATGGCAAATGCCGTTATTCAAACGATGTTTTTGGCTCTGAGCAAGAAGCTATCAGTTACGCAGAAAAATGTATCGCCAGCACAGCCGACGATGAGTGCTGGGACTACTACCAGCACTCTTCAACCAGCGCCGACTGGAAACTTATTCATCACATTGAAGCTAAAGCCGCCTAACCAGCGGCTTTTTTCATACCTCAGTCGCTTCCCAGAGGCGGCTTAGTTATGAAGCGGCTATCCAACCGCAATGACGCAACAGTACAAACTGGCACGGCGTCGGAAGCATTTATCAACGTTCAGCGGCGCGGCTTAAGCGCGGAGAGATTATGAGTAATACGGAATTAGCTTTGAAGATATTCATCATTTGGTTTATTGGCGTGTTCCTGCTTGGCATTGCCATCAACTTAACGACCAAAAAGGAATACAGAAAAACACTCAAGGAACTTGCAGTGGAGCACATACGAATGACCACCGTATTTGGTGGTGTGGGCGCTGTAATTTGTGCGCTTGTCTGGATTTTATTCGAGGTGTTTTGAAATGACTATCAACCATAAGTTACTCATTCAGGCTCAACAGAAAGCCCGTGCAGCCCGTCAGAACGGCGACGGCGCTAAGTGGATGGAAGCCAACGAAGAGATGAAGAGAGCGGCTGGTATGCCGTGGTATCGCGGACAATCCATTCAACACTGAGGGTATCGATATGGAAACTAAATTTTTATCAGATGGCCGCAAGGTCGTAGTAGTTGGCGCGCTGAATAATCAGGAAACGATCGTTCAGGAGGTGTTTGTCACCACCCAGGGTGATGAAATTCCCGGTGGTGAGCGCTTTGTTGTGAAGAGTCTGCATGACCAACCGGTTGAATCATATCTGTCACGCGAAAAGGCCAAGCAAGAGAAAGCCATGGCTGATACCAAGTTGAAAATTGAAGCAATCAATAAGGAGATTGGCGACTTGCGCAATACGCTGAGCTTCTGGAAAGAAATGGTTAAGCAAGTTAAGGCTTTTTCTGAACATATCAATAAGGTAAGCCTGGATCATTTCGCAGATGTAATGACGGGTCAAGTTCGCTTTGCTGTTCGTCGCGACTACTGTTTGCCATCCATTGAGCGATTTGATGCGTTCATGTCGTCAATAGATAACTACTACGGGCAAAAGAAATTCGAAGGTATTAAGTGCCTGTCAGTTTTGGGTAGCACCAATGGAGACATTGATGCCGGTTCTTTCGAAGAGGCGAAATTTATCGAGCATATCCGAAAATTCTACGACGAAAATCTGTAATCAAATTGATTCAAATAGACCCGCTCCGGCGGGTTTTTTATTGCTGATACCACAGCGCCTTCACGAGGGTGCTCTGTTATCACGGCGGCTATCCACCGCCCATTAGCGCAGAGGTCTTGTATTAACCGTTCCGTTCGCCGCGATAAGGCCAAGAGGATTTATGAGCACTGTAAAGATGATTGGCGCCAGTCCACTAACTGGAACAATTTTCGAAGGACGACTTAACCCAGTCAAAAGCTGCTGGGTTGGAAAGAAAACAGATGTTACCGATATGGTTCTGAGAGCTACCGCTGACCACCTCTACGTTGTGAAAAAGGAATATGCGTTCCCGTTACGAGACGGAAAGGTGGCTGTGTTGAGCATGCATATTTTCGATGAATTGCCAGAGCGCTTCATTGGTGGCACGGAGCATGGCGAATGATGACAGTCACCCACAACGGCAAGCAGTACACCGCCAAAAAGCTTAACGATAACGAGTGGCAACTCTCATCAGTCGATAAACCTCGCGAGAAAATCACAATGAACCGCTGGCAGATGCACATTGCCGGGTTATTGCAACAGGTGGAGGGTAAATCATGATTAATCACAACATGCTTCGTGCAGCTCAGAACAAAGCGCTAATCGCCAGATTCATAGGTGATTCGGTGATGTGGATGTCGGCCTACAACGATATGAAGGCGGCAATTGGTTTTCCGTGGCACAGGAAGTGAATTATGGAATGGATTAAGTGCAGTCAGAGGATGCCTGATAATACTGAGTTTGTTCTTTGCATTGAAAAACGTGCTGGTTATGGGACTTACGGACAACCATTCGTTTGCTGGCATGATGGTGATGGCTGGGTTGGAAAAACTAACTACCGGCCAACTGTAACCCACTGGATGCAACTGCCAGAACCACCAACCGAATAAGCAATCATCTACCTACCACCCTACTTGTCCGGCTATCGCAGACGGGCAGCGCACAACCAAATTTCAGGAGAAACCATGAGCGAAGTAACGGACTTAACTGTCATCGAAATCAAGCCAGAACAGGCTCCAGTGCTGTACGTAGCGGGCGGCCTTGATGCTTACCTCGAGCAAATCCGCCAGGCAGTAAACGAAGTGCCGGACCTGTCCACAAAGAAAGGCCGTGACCGTGTCGCCTCTCTGGCGGCGCAGGTGTCACGCAGCAAGACGGCAATCGAAAAGCCGGGCCGTGAGTACCTGAAGCGCCTGAAAGAAGCTGTGCGTCCGGCTGAGGCCGAAATTAAGCGATTCGTTGACGCCTGCGACGAGCTGCGCGATGCGACCCGCCGCCCACTCACCGAATGGGAAGCCGAGCAGGAACGCATTAAGGCTGAAGAAGCCATGAACGCTATGCACGCCGAAGCGCTTGAAATGAACATCAAGTTCGATCAGGAGCTGGCGGCTAAGTTCGAAGCGGACCACGAAATGGCCCTGCTGATGAACAAGGATATTGACCGTGACCGCGAAGAACAGCGACGCCTGGCGGAACAGGCTCAGCGTGAACGTGACGAGCGGCTGAAGCAGGAAGCGGCAGAACAGGCCCGCCGCGATGCCGAAGCGAAGCACAAAGCAGAGATTGAAGCCGCAGCGCGCCGTGAAGCCGAAGAGAAAGCCCGCGCTGAGCTAGCCGAGCGCCAGCGCATTGAAGCGGAACAGCGTGCGGTACGCGAGAAGCAGGAAGCAGAAGCCCGGGCGGAACGCGAAAAAGCCGCGGCGGTAGAAGCTGAACGCCTGAAAGCAAAACAGGCAGAAGAAGCCCGTCTGGCTGAGCAGAAGCGCATCGCCGACGAACAGGCAAAACGTGAAGCTGACGTGAAGCACCGCAAGACGGTCGGCACCAACATCGTTAACGCGCTTACCAGCCACACCAGCTTAACCCGCGAGCAGGCTATCGAAGTTCTTACCGCTCTAAAAGATGACCTGATCCCCTGCGCGAAAATTCATTACTGAGGCAACCATGAACGCATACCTCACTTACGACCACATAGAGGATCGTCGCTGGGTCGAGCAGCAGTTAACCGACGAGAAAGAGAAGTGGATCGACGACCGGGCGCAGCAAATCATTGACATGATGCCAAAAGAGCCGTCCGGCCTCTTCCACTTCACGGTCCCGATTGATTCCAGCCCATACGAAGGACTTCGCAGCGATAAAGCTGGCGAGGTCTACAACGATTTCATTTCGGCAGTTGCTTACGCCCAGGCGGAGCACGACTGGGAACACCGTACCGGCTGCCCGTTTTAATTTTTGAGGGGATTAACAATGAGCACTGCACTTTCCACCATGGCCGGGAAACTGGCAGCACGCCTCGGAATGGATGCCGGTACAGACCTGATGAATACGCTGAAGAATACAGCGTTTAAAGGTGGCAACGTAACGGACGAACAGTTTACAGCCCTGTTGATCGTCGCCAACCAGTACGGCCTGAACCCATGGACAAAAGAGATTTATGCCTTCCCAGATAAAGGCGGGATTGTCCCGGTCGTCGGCGTTGATGGATGGGCTCGCATTATCAACGAACATCCTCAGTTTGACGGCATGGAGTTCTCTTACGACAAGGAAGAAGGCGCGTGCACCTGCAAGATTTACCGCAAAGACCGCAAGCACCCGACAATAGTCACCGAGTATATGGGCGAGTGCAAACGCAATACTCAACCCTGGCAGTCCCACCCTACCCGCATGCTTCGCCATAAGACACTTATCCAATGCGCGCGCCTGGCCTTTGGTTTCGCTGGCATATTCGACCAGGACGAGGCAGAGCGAGTGATTGAAGGAACAACGGCAGAGGTTCACGTGGGCCATGAATCAGATAGCCGTCGCCCGGAACTAATCGCAAAAGGTGAGTCTGCCGCGCGTCTTGGTACCGTCAAGTATCAGGAGTTCTGGGTGGCGTTAAGCGGAGAAGAGAAACAGGTGATCGGCGCAGTTGAGAAGCGCCGCATGTATGACATGAGTCTTGCAGTCGACAGTGCCGAACCTGTCAATGTCGCAGAGATGGAGGCTGAATGATGGAACAACGCACCCCTGAATGGTTTGCTGCGCGCTGCGGCAAGGTCACAGCCAGTCGCCTGGCTGATGTCATGGCCCGTACTAAGTCTGGCTACTCCGCCAGCCGCCAGAACTACATGGCAGATCTGATTTGCCAACGGCTGACCGGGAAGATGGAGGAAGGGTTTTCGAATGCCGCGATGATGCGAGGTACCGAACTGGAGCCAGTAGCCCGTGATATGTATGCGCTAAATGAGTTCGATGCTGAAATCACTGAAGTTGGACTCATCGATCACCCAGCCATCTATGGATTCGCAGCCAGCCCGGACGGACTTGTTAACGACGACGGGCTTATCGAAATCAAATGCCCCAACACTTGGACCCATCTTGAAACGCTGAAAACAGGTGAGCCAAAGCGCCAGTACATGCTGCAAATGCATGCACAGATGATGTGCACCGGGCGGAAATGGTGTGATTTCGTTAGTTTCGATGATCGCTTGCCGCCTGATCTCGCGTATTTCAAGAAGCGTATTAATTTCGATGAAGAACTGGCGCGAGAAATCGAATCTGAAGTTAAGAGCTTTCTTGCGGATCTGGAATCTGAGATCCAGAAAATAAAATGCCATGGTAAAGCGGCATGAGCAGCGTCGCATGGCAACCGTGGGAAAACCTGTTCCTACATGAAGTTGGCAGAACAATGCCGGTTCAGGTTATCGCAGAAAAGCTTGAGCGTTCCGAATCGGCAATCACTCGCCAGGCGTCACGTATTGGCGCACCACTCATCAGCAAGATGACCGGCAAGCCATGGACGGCAGCCGAGCTATATCTGTTCGGTCGATTCTCAGTGGAAGAGATAGCAACGGCAACCGGTCGATCTATTTATTCAGTCAGAAGCAAGCGTAACTCACTGGCCCGCTCCGGAGGATTAACCATGCGTGAATGGACTGCATGCGAACTGGCTGCACTCATGCGCTACACCAACGCAGAAGTAGCAGAGATTACCGGTCGGAGTATCGAAGAGGTCGGAGATAAGCGTCTGGCTGTGAATATTGAGCGGAATGGATGGGATAAGCATAACACGGAGGATGAATGACGCTAACCAAACGAATCACAAGGTCGCTAATGCGGCCTTTTTATTTTCTCGCGTTCACCTTCAACCTAATTAACCGACAGTTCATGGAGCACTGACTATGACACAAGATGCTGCAAGCGAGCTAACTCAGCAGCGAATAGAAATGGCGGTAGCCGCTCACAGACTCAACCACTCAGCAGTATCAGCAACACACTGTGAGGAATGCGGTGATGAATTACTGGATGCGCGCCGGAAAGCGTATCCGGGATGCACGATGTGCGTGGATTGCCAAGCGGATGCAGAGAGACGGAATAAGCAGAGAGGCGGGTAATGGCAGCCTATTACAACGAAATTGATCCTTTCGCTGCTCAGTGGCTGCGAAACCTAATCGCCGGCGGTCATATAGCGCCAGGCGAAGTTGACGAACGGAGTATTGAAGATGTCACACCTGACGACCTCAGCGGATTTACCCAATGCCACTTTTTCGCCGGAATTGGCGTCTGGTCTCATTCCCTGCGCCTCGCCGGATGGCCTGACGATAAACCAGTCTGGACCGGTTCCTGTCCGTGCCAGCCTTTCAGCGCGGCAGGCAAAGGCGATGGGTTTGCTGACGAGCGGCACCTATGGCCCCACTTCTTCCACCTCATCAGCGAGTTCAGACCTGAGCGTGTCTTTGGCGAACAGGTTGCAGCAGGTAACGCTAACGCATGGTTCGACCTTGTACAAGCTGACCTGGAAGGAATGGGATACGCCTTCGGGCTTACGCCGTTTCCGTCTGCGGGCGTCGGTGCGCCGCACATCCGAGAGCGAGCTTACTGGGTGGCCCACGCCAGTGGCGAATGCCAATCCGCAGCCGGAGACGAAACGGGGATTGCAGCATGCCTCCGGAGCAGCGCGATTGACGGGATGGCCAACACCACAAGTATCGGAAATCACCAACGCAACAACGGTGCAGATGAGCGGGGATGGCCGGGAGAGACCGAACAAAATCGGCTGGGCAGCAGCGCTGGCAGGATGGGTAACGCCAACCTCGAGGGACTGGAAAGACTCATCGGGAATGACAGCGCAGCGGGATGGCAAGGAGCGATTGGATCAGCTTCCACGCCAGGCGTACACAGCCGGCCCCTTGAGGTTAACGGTTTTTGGCGTGATGCAGACTGGCTGCTATGTCGAGATGGACAATGGCGTCCAGTTGAACCCGGCACATTCCCGCTGGTTGCAAGGTTTGCCAAAGGTATGGGACACAGCAAGTCCTCATTACGAGCAATGGCAGGCCGCAATCGCACAGGCCGACTTAAGGGTTACGGTAACGCTATAAACGCGCAGGCGGCCGCCGCTTTTATTCGTGCTTACATGGAGACTGCCAATGTTCCAGCTAATTCAATGGGGTCAGATATACGCTGACCAGCATAACTGGCCCGTCATAATCCATTCAGTCACATCACAGATAGTCCGCTACTGGCGACAAGGCCGGGTCAACACCGCTTCAATAGACCGCTTTAATAACGATTTCGAGCACCTCGACCCACACGAGGCGGCACAGATACGCGCCGAACTTGAAACAGCAGAACACTTAAAACGCCTCCGCGCTATGCGGGCGGCATGAGGAGGTTAATCAATCATCCCGAAATGCCTCATGGCTCGTTCGATCAGCGGAACGAAATTATCAGGACACTCATACACCCTTGACTCAGGAGAGATGCGGTTAGGTGCCTGTTTCATCTGAAATCCATGCATATGCTTAACATGAGCAATATGACATGTCTTAACGCTAACGCCGTTTAGCGTTTTAACATATTCCTGAATCTGCTTATAGGTTGCCATGAATATCTCCTTTTCAACGCAACTAAATATACATGACACGTAGCGCAACTGATAGCCAGTTATGAGCTGGCTATTGGGTGCGAAAGCACTGCCACGTTATCCACCATTTGCCCGGCCACAGTGCCGGGTTCTTTTTGCCTGGAGAAAAGCATGCAAACAACAATCAGCATTCAGCCGGTTCTGGTTAACCGTGAGCGCGTTCAGGAGATGCTTGGTGGTATCTCCAGAACCACGTTTTATCGTAAGCGCAAACAGTGGGAAGAATCCGGCACACCATTCCCGCAGGAAGTGGAAGAAATCCACCCTCCGAAAGGTGGCGCTCTCTTCCGATACGTCGAGGTAATTCAATTCTGCAAAGATAAAGGGTTATTAGCTGCACACGCCTGA